CCTCAGAGTTGTCATACTTGAAAGTAGTGCTTTGATAAATTGGCACTTCAATCGGCTCACCATTTTTTGGGGTATATCCACCCCTCACACATATAGTGTTTACTGATAGTTTCTTTGTTTTCATATTGTGTTAAAATTATACCTTACTTGCATATTACTTGCATTCCTACTTCTTTGCAAGCAAATCCATTAGCTGCTTGATTTGAGCATCCTTGCTCTCTACTTGCTTGCGCAGGTCTTCAATCTGTTCTTTCAGCAACTCTACTTCTTTCGAATCATTATTGCTAACAATCTGTTTATTGTGATGGGCATTATCCTCGTTCACCATATTTATATTAGGTGTTCTGTCTTTACCGAAAACCCAGTCACTTGGACTAACGGCAGCTTTATCATCAAACATTTCGCCATCAGAATTTACTAGCCATTCTTTTCTCAGACCTAGATTGTAGCAAATCTTTTGAATATCATTCTTGGTGAAAGAATACTTTGTATTACTTTCGCTCATCTTTTTATTAAGATTAGCTTGGTTTATGTCTATCACCTTGCAAAACTGAGACATCGACTTGAATTTACTTATGTCGAAGCAAAACTTTAAGTTCTTCGCAATATCATTCATAATTCTTAAAATCTGTTTAGAAATTACACATTATGCGCCACCTTTCGCAAACAAAGGTTAAATAACCAAGAATAACGAAACTTTCTCTTCAAAAAGTTTGGTTATTTGAGGTTATTTCCGTACCTTTGCAATCGTTAATCAGTTACAACACTGATAGACGAAAAAGGTGGGACGGAGTTCAAAACACCGTCTAAGCTATTTATCCACTGCAAAGATAGTTATTTAACTTCGTTCCACCAAACTTTTTTGGTTAAATATAGTTATTTGAAGAGAAATAATGAAGATAGAATATAATCAGGAAGAGGTTCGTCAGAGGGTTGCAAAGGTTATAGAGTTGGGCAACTACAAGTCCACAAGGTCGTTTTCGATTGATGTTGGTCTCGATTGCTCTAACCTATCAAAGATGCTAAGAGGTAAGCAGAATTTTACCAAGGCAGCTATGATGGCTATTTGCTCTAACCTAAAGGTTGATTTACAATGGCTCGCCTACGGAAAAGGTGATGCACCTGTAATGATAGGTCAGATAGATGACGCAACACAATTACGAATCGAAAAGGCAAGACTTGAAGAACGAGTACAATGCCTAGAAAACGAAAAAGCATTTCTGCAAAGGATGCTTGAAAAGTAATAGGAGAATAATAAAATGGCAACACCGAAGAAGAAAGTAGTGGTCGAAAAGATTGCTAAGAAATGGCTATCAACTGATGAAGCTGCATCATACATAGGTATGGGAAAGTCGTTCATAGTTGAGTTGAGAAAGAGCGGAAAGCTACCACACTGCATGATAGGTCACTCTGCATTCTTCCTCGCAAGCGATATAGATAATCTGCTTGAAAGCCATCGTATATATTAGAGTTCTGTTGTTTAATATCACCAAGTGTGGTGGATGAGCGAGTTTTTAACTATTTCTTTTATATGCTCGCCCAATATGGTTTCATAGCTCAGATGGTTAGAGCGGTCGGCTGTTAACCGATAGGTCGTAGGTTCGAATCCTGCTGAAACCGCAATTCTTTTAGAATCAGATTATCACTACAAGTGATGAAACTGAAAGCTAGAGAAGAGTTCTTTGACATATTGATAAAATGCACAGAATAGTATGCGCATATAAGAAATGTAGTAAAGGAGCGGCACTGGCACGCGGTGATATTACGAAAGGGTATGCGATATACGTAAGACTAGTAATTCTGTTATTGATGAAATTATCACTGATGAACTACCACGGAAATGATATTGGCATCCAGTCAAGCGAGAAGAATTGTCGTGGAAAGCAAAGGATAATGATAATTCAGAGATAGCAGTCTAGCCAACTCTGAACAGAGTTGAGTCAAAGAATGAGACTTAAACACTACTTAAAGTAGAGATTACTTCTCAATACTTTAATTAAATAACAACAAAGAGATACTTGGTGTAAATGGAAGCACGTCATACAACTAGAAGATACCGTTCTTATCGTATGGAAATGTTGGTTCGAATCCGGCAATATCTCCAAAGTTATAAATGTTTTTGCATAAATATTTTATTTGATTACTTGTTTGTTTATATTTTAATTAACAAAATTTGAATTTGAATTTGACAATGATGGCAATGCAGTCTGTCTGTGAAGATAGGCTGCATAAATCGCAGGTTGGAGCAGTGGTAGCTCGCTAGGTTCATGTCCTAGAGGTCGTAGATTCGAATTCTGCACCTGCAACACTCATTTTTTTGGTTATAAGGTTATAAGGTAAAGTTTTCTAAGTTTTAGCATCAAGTTCGTGAGAATATGATGCTTCTGGTTCTATGGTGTAACGGTAGCACAAGAGATTTTGGTTCTCTTAGAGATTGTTCGAGTCAGTCTAGAACTACTGCATTTTTTCATCTATGTACTTCTGCTTGTGAAAGTAGTTGTACTTTATTTGGAATCGACACTTTTTAAGTGTTTTTTTTATTTAAATAATTTATTTTTTCTTAATTGTTTTTTATAAGTAGTTTAGATTTTTACTTTAAGTAATTAGATAATGCACTAGATACTTATATTTAATGATTTGATTAGTATGTAGAGAAGATGGCTCGATACCATCTAAGGGCGCATTTTTTTTACTTTGTCATAAGAAAATGATTAAATTTTAAAATTAGGCTGTTTTTCCTTGGCGGTCAGATTATTAAGTTAGTCTGCCGCCAAGGTTTTTAAGCGAAAAGAACATGAAGATTATATATAGTATAAAGGTTCACAGAGACCACTTGAAAACGCTGCAAGGTCTGAAATGCTTGCAGTCTGTTGATGTCGGTGAAGATGGCAAGTCAATTACTTGTCAGTTCAAAGACAACAAGACTAGAGGTTGTCTGATTGCTCATACAAATGATTGGCTTGTTGAATTTGCGACAGGAGAATGGCAGAAGTTCGGTGATGCTGCTTACCAACAACTAGTTTGGAATCCGAGCAACTTTTCTAAAGAATATTAGCTATGGCTGCTGATAGGGTTATTCAACACAAGTACACATCGAAAGATGGTACTGAGTACGATAGTAAAGAAGAATATCTGTATCACCAAATTCTTCTTGCTGATAAACGAGTTTCTTGTATTCATAGACAAGTAAAACTCAGCATATTCAAATCCATTTATATGATTGTGCCGAAACAACTCAAAACAAAGGTTCGGTACGATAAAAGACTGATGGTTAGCGGTCATAGCTATAAACCAGACTTCATATTTTGGGAAGACGGAAAATTGATTGTATGTGATGTGAAATCTAAGTACACCCATTCTCTCAGGGAGTTCAGAATAACTGCCAAGGGGTGTATCAATAAGATTGTTGCACACAACAAGAAACGTCATAATGGTGAGCCGTTTGTGGTGTTTCGTGAAGCTATCCATATCAGGAAGAATGATTGGAAGATAATCGACTACCCACCTGACGGAAATAGTTATTGTGAGATTTAATTTCATTCATAATTTATTTAAAATTTATAGTTAGTTATGTAAACCGCCCCTACGCCGACTAAGGTTGCCGTAGAATAGGATGTGGAGTTGCTCTTTGGGCAAGAGTATGAATCAAAAACGCACCAAGAGGAAATAAAACCTCTCGTAAGTTTGGCATGTGGTGTGTCTTTTGAAACCTCGGAAACGAAGCATCCTTTTAAAAACAGTTTAATAGATGAATACAAAAGAATTAGACGGTTATCTGAAATTTCTCTCAGAAAAACAGACTGCCGTTCAAGAAAGCGGTTTTGACGTTGAGGATAGTGATTTGAGTCCTCAACTATTCCCATTTCAAAAGTATTGTGTTAAGCGAGCATTGAAAGTTGGTCGCTTTGCTATGTTTGAAGACTGTGGATTGGGAAAGACGTACCAGCAATTAGAGTGGGCACAACAAGTGGTTAACCACATTAATAAACCTGTTCTTATTCTTGCGCCATTGGGTGTTATAGGTCAGACAATCAAAGAAGGAGTTCATTTCGGCTACAAAGTAACTGAGATTGCTCTTACGACATTCGACCAGGACTTGGATGCTGGTATCTATATTACCAACTATGATAATATGGATAACATTGATGCTTATCTGTTTGGGGGGGTCGTTCTTGATGAGAGTTCAATATTGAAGAACTTTGCAGGTAAGACAAGAACCGCTCTTATTGAGGATTTCAAGAATACACCTTATAAGTTGTGTTGTACTGCAACGCCTTCTCCAAACGACACAACCGAGCTTTGCAATCATGCAGAGTTCTTGAATATTATGACAAGAAACGAAATGCTTGCGATGTACTTTGTTCATGATGGCGGTTCTACATCTGATTGGAGACTGAAAGGTCATGCACAACAAGATTTTTGGGATTTCGTTTCTACTTGGGCAGTAATGCTCAGTAAACCATCTGATATTGGTTTTAGCGATGATGGATATATTCTTCCACCAATGAATGTTATTGAAGACTACATCGTTACCGAGAAGAAAGATAACGGTGCTCTCTTTAATGATATGGCTGTGTCTGCAACGGATTTCCATAAAGAGCTTAGAAGAACTATCAAGCAACGTCTTGAAAGAGTTGCTGAGATTGTTAATGCTTCTTCTGAGAATTGGATTATCTGGATTGGGCAAGATGAGGAAGGCAAGGTTCTTCGTGAACTGATTCCCGATGCAGTTGAGGTTAAAGGTAGTGATAGCAAGCAATACAAGAAAGATAAGTTGCTCGGATTTGCTAACAACGAGTTTAGGGTGCTTGTCACTAAGTTGAAGATTGCATCATTCGGTCTTAACTATCAGAACTGCCGTAATCAGATGTTTGCTTCACTTGATTTTTCATTTGAAGCTACCTATCAAGGTATCAGACGTTCATATCGCTTCGGTCAGAAAGATGAGGTGAATATCCACATCATTACTCTTGATACGATGCAGAACGTGAAATCATCATTCGAGGAAAAGCAAAAGCAGTTCCTTGAAATGCAGAAGTCTATGACCGAAGCTATGTGTCGTAACATCAATAATCAGATAAAGTTAAAGAAGATGGAAGTTGACAACAAGTATCAATCAAAAAACTGTGACATTCGCCTAGGCGATTGCGTACAGCTCATTCAGAATGTTCCCGATGAGAGTATAGGTTTCTCTATTTTCTCTCCACCATTTGCGGAACTTTACACATATTCCGATAAGTTAGAGGATATGGGTAATTCAAAGGACTATAAGGAGTTCTTTACTGCCTTCAAATATCTTGTTAAAGAACTATACAGAGTTCTTTGGAGCGGTCGTAACGTTGCCGTTCATTGTATGGACTTGCCTATCCAAAAAGGCAAGGAAGGATATATCGGTCTTCGTGACTTCTCAGGTATGATTCTTGAAGCATTTCAAGAAGTAGGCTTCATCTATCACTCAAGAGTAACGATTTGGAAGAATCCTGTAACTGAAATGCAGAGAACAAAGGCACTCGGTCTTCTCCATAAGCAAGTAAAGAAAGATGCGGCTATGAGCCGTGTCGGAATCCCTGACTATCTTATGGTATTCCGTAAGGAAGGCGAGCATGAACACCCAGTTCATTGTGATATATCTGTTGATACTTGGCAAAAGTACGCCTCGCCAGTGTGGATGGATATTGATTATTCTAAAACACTTAATGGTATTAAGGGTCGTGACGAGAATGACGAGAAGCATATCTGTCCATTACAACTTGAAACAATCGAGCGAGCAATAACTCTTTGGAGTAACAAGGGTGATAAGGTTCTTACACCATTCCTTGGAATCGGTTCTGAGGTTTATCAGTCAATTAAGATGGGTCGCTTTGGTGTCGGCTTTGAATTAAAGGATAGTTACTTTAATGAAGCTGTAAAGAATTGTAAAGCTGCCGAGGCTGATACAAATGCACCTACATTGTTCGATATGTAGTTTTTCATTTGCCCTTATATATGCTCACGTGAATCGGTGCGGTGGAACTTGCGTGAGGTTCACTTTGTAATAGTCTGAGCACTGCACCGATTATTCTTTGGATATTATTTTCTTTCATAACCAAGCCCAACCGATGATAGTGTTCCTTGGGCAAGAACGATAATGGTACGACACTGCTAGAAATAGTAGCACTCTTGAAATTTGGTGGCTATCATCGGTACTTTAGATGTCTTTAGAGTAGGTCAATGTTTAACGAGCCAAGGCAGTTCCGACCGACCATCGGGAAATAGTCAATACAATCCTTGTAGGATTCATCACTTAAATTTTGCCAACTGCCGAGGCTCATTTTTTTTCAAAGTATGGGAGGTGTATAATGGCGAGATTAACGATTGAAGAATTAAAGAAAGACCCATTGACAAAAGGCGATTTTGAGCGTATGAAAATTATGGGATTAGACCCAAATGAGCCTTGGGCGTTAGTTTGTAAGATATTGGATTTTTGTGACGATGGTTACTTTAATATGAGAGCTTTGAATCTATTCTCCATATATGTAACTGGTTACTTCGATTGTTATCGTAGATTAAATTCTGAAAAGATAGAAAAGATTAAAAAAGTTTTTGGATAATGAAAGGTATGTATTATATATGTTATCTTGTTGCTATGCTTGTTCTTGTAGTTGCTGCCGAGATAATCAACTTCGCAAGCAAGACTGTATGCGGAAAGAAAGTTATAACGAGGTTTGAATTATGATTGATAAGAATAGTGAGAAATATAAAAACCTGATAGACTGCGGATATTCGGAAGAAATGATAGACGCAGCCTATAAGTACGCAGACAAGAATGTTGCGTATGGTGGAAGTGACGGCTATGATGATGCGCTTGCTTATGTAATAGCTTTGGCATTCATCGGAGGATATAACCATGCAAAAGACAACGTTATTAAAAAGCTAGGACTATGAGTATAATTTTATTTGCGCTTGCTGCAACCGCTCTTATGTTTGCAGTTGTTGGCGCAATAGCGATGATGCTAGGTCTGGATAAAGAAGATTAGCAAAATGAGAAGTGAATCAAGACGCAGCCAGCTCGACCACGAAAGATATATGAGAAATCGTGAAGAAAGACTGCAAAAGCAAAGAGATTATTACAGAGATAATACTGAACTTTGCAAGGCTAGCGTAAAGCGATGCAAAAAGAAAAGAGTCGAAAGAGAAAGATTATTATTGTTTAATTAATTAAATATGTAGCTATTATGGCAAAAGACAAAATTAAGTTAGTTTTCGAGATTGACCGTTTTAAGGTTATCGGTTGTGTCGCACGTAACTGTGAGACCAAGGAAGAGTACGATGAATTGGTGAAAATCATCAATGGTACTGATGAGGTTGTTCGTAATGACGCAGAAATCGAGAAGACAAATTGTGTACTGATTCTCGACAAGTTGTTGCACGACAACGAGAATTTGGCTCTTCGCAAACGTTTGGAGAGCGAGGATGAAACACTTCACAATGGAGAAGGTGGCGGTGATGGTAACGGCAACGTAAAGTGCATCGAAATCAAAGGCGAGGTTGCCAAGGACTTATTCGATAAGCTTGCGTCTTTGGTAGAAGAAGGAAAGGATGGTGAGTAATGAGAGCAAGAACAGCATCTTGGTATGAGACTAGAATCAAGTACCAAAAGACAATGGAGGATGGCTCGGAAAAAGTAGTCAACGAACTTTATGTTGTTGATGCACTTTCTTGCACCGAGGCAGAAACATCTATCATCGATGAAATGAGTTGCTATATTAGCGGTGATTCTGCCGTTACAAGCGCAAAGAAAACCAACTATGGCGAGATTTTCTTCTCTGACTTGGATGATGATGATAAGTGGTACAAGGCAAAACTCCAGTTTATCACTATTGATGAGAAGAGTGAGAAGGAGAGGCGTTCTAACGTAACTTATCTGGTTCAGGCTAAGTCGTTGGCACGTGCTCTTCGATACGTAGATGAGGCGATGGGAAAGACTATGATTGATTACGACATCGTAGGTCTTAACGAAACTAAGGTCTTCGATGTCTTCGAACATCATGCTCCATCTTCCGAAAACAAAGAGGAAAAGAATGAGTAGAATCGACAAACTTATAGCATCTATGCCGTCAAAAATGGCTAATGCAGTAATCCATCAACGCAAGTTGCATGCTTGCTTGATGGAACTTACTGCAAACAAGTCAAGAGAAGTGGCGGCTAGAGCTATTTTTCTGAATTACCAAGATGGTGATGGCAGAAAGTTAGGTACAATTCCACATTATTACGAAAGACCTACAACTACTGGTTCGGTAATGGTGGAGACGTACTTTAGTTATATTGATAGAGTTCACTAATTTTAAAATCTATACAAATGGATATAGAACAGTTAAATAAAACGCCTCATAATCAGATTTGCGATTTGGCAAGAGATAAGTTTATTGAGGTGTACAATCAGAAGTTCGGAGAGGGTGGAGAAGTGTTCTTTGAAGAGCAGAAGGCTCTGTTTAATAATGAACTTCTCAACGGTTCATTCAAGGGCTATCTTGAAAAAGCTACATCGTTGAATATTCACGATGCCTTCATGAACTTGGCGATTAACGGATTGTCTCTCGAAAAGGGAACTACGACTCTCTGTTATCTTATGGGCTATAGCAACTACGACAAGAACACCCGACAATCAACTTATACGGCTAAGATTACATATACAGGATATGGTGAGATTCTTCTTCGTCAAAGGGCTGGACAGATTCTTCGTTGTGACAACCCTGTAGTGGTATATGATTGCGATGATTTCCGCTTCGGTGAGCGTGACGGTCATAAATTTGTTGATTATGTGAAGACCTATCCACGACCAGCAAATTCACGTATCGTTGCTTGTTACGTGAAGATTATCCTTCCAAACAATTCATACGATTACTTCGTTCTTGACCGTGAAGGTATCGACAGATTGCGTGAATATTCTGCTAAATTTGGCGGTCAAGACCACAAGGCTAACGCTCTATATGGCGGTTGTTATACTGGTAATGATGGTAAAATGTACTTCAAAGATATTGATACAGGATTCCTTGTCTCTAAGACTTGTAAGCATGCTTTTAAGACTTACCCTAAGTTGCCAGTCGGTCTTGGCGGTATGTTGCAAGCTGATGTTGACAGCCAACCTCAACAACAGCAACAACAAGAAGTTTTTGGTGCTTCGCAAGCTGAAACACAGAAAAATGGTGTTAAGGCAAATGTTGACGATGATTCTCCATTTTAATTTATAAAGTATGGCTGAAAATACAGAATTGCAGTTGGTACAACAACAAGCCAACAATATTACAAGACAGATTGCAACGCTCAAATCCGATACAGAAAATGCGGTGCAAGCCAACAGGAAATCTTATGAGGCATGCGTGAATGCAGGTGAGTCCCTGTTGTTTGATATTGGCGTTTCCGGAATGAACGATGCTCTTGACGAGAGAGCCGCTGAGTTTATCAAGAAAGCTAAACTGACAGAGAAAGCAATGACGGAGAAACGTAAGGGTGTTACCCAAGTGTTCGATATTGTCCGTAAGGGTTTTACTATGATGGAGAACCTTATCTCTATCAAGAACACCGATTCTGTTGTCTATAAGATTCAGGAAAAGCGCAATGAGTATGCTGCCTACAAGCTAGAACAGCAGAAGAAAGCAGAGCAAGAACGTTTGCGACAAGAGCGCATTAAGGAGGCTAAGATTAAGTTGAAGACTGATACTATTGATACGCTCAACAATCTTCTTACTGAGCATTCTTCTGCTGCTATCAACTCACTTAATAATACGTTCTCTCTTCTCACCCTTGATAATAAGGATGAAGTTAAGAAACGTATTACAGAGTGCTCTGATGTTCTTGACCTCGGACATCTGTTCGTTAATAACAAGCCTTCATATTCTTCTGAAATTGAAGAGAATGATGCAAAGGATATTATGAATGGCGCATACAAGGAAATTTCCGCATCGTTGCTTGCGTCTTATAAGCAGACTGTTACTGCTACACGTGATGAACTCCTTATGAAGTTTGACTCTAAGATTGCTGAACTTCTTGAAATCAAGAAAGCAGAAGAGGAACGCAAACGTAAGGAAGAGGAAGCACGTAAGGCAGAAGAGGAACGCAAGCGTAAGGAAGAGGAAGCACGTAAGGCTGCCGAGGAAGAGCGCAAAAAGCAAGAAGAAATTCAACGCATCAAAGATGAGGAGGAACGCAAGCGCAAGGAGGCAGAGCTGAAAGCTGCCGAAGAAGAACGCAAGCGCAAGGATGCAGAACTGAAAGCTGCCGAAGAAGAACGCAAGCGCAAGGAGGCAGAAGCTGCCGCTGCTGAAGCTGAACGTAAGGCTAAGGAAGAAGCTATCCGTAAAGCTGATGAAGCCGCCAAGGAAGAGCAACAACGCAAGCTTGCAGCAGAGCAAGAGAAACGTGATGCTGAAAACGCTGCACAACATGCTACTGCACAAGCACAATCGCTCTTCGCTCAGACTTCTGTTGACAACACAAGTAAGCAGAAAATAAAGGTCACAAAACGTCTTGTCGTTACTGACAAAAACGCTTGGCTCGATATTATTCAGCAGTGGTGGACGATTGAAGGCTCAAAGATGGCTCCTGATAAGCTTGCTTCTAAGTTGGAATTCATGCGTAAGGCTTGCGAGAAACATGCTAACAATGAGGAAGAGTATATCGTTTCTCCTTATATTAAATATGAGGATGAAGTAACAGCTAAGTAATATGGCAGAGCAACCGTTTGACCCTTATTATTCACGTGGTGAGGTTTCCAACTCAGACCTCACCGCATTGAAGTTCGCTCTTAACCCACAACTCAACTTCGTTAAGGAATCAGACAAGAAAAAGGCATTCCATCTTGGTACTCTCGTTGATGCTCTCGTTACTGAACCAGAAAAGTGTAATCATTATGCTATGACGGTTGACGATGAGAAATACACAGAGAAGGATTGGAAATGGGGATTAGACAGACTTGCAGTTTTAAAGAAACAAGCAACAAAGGACAGATTTCTTGATTTTGTTCTAAAGAATGCGGTCGGTCAGAAAACATTCATTAATCCACACATGAAGATGAAATATCAAGGCTTCGAGTTTGAACTGCCTGTACGATGTAAGTTCGACTGGTGGCTTGGCGAGTTTGGCGGAGACTTGAAAACTACCGCAGCTACGTCACAAGAACAATTTGAAGCGCAGATTGATTTCGTGGACTGGGATAGAAGCCGTGCATGGTATATGGACTTGACGCACAGCATTGACCCTAGATACGGAAATCAAGACTTTATCTTTGCAGTTTCAAAGACTAAGAAGAAAGTGTTCTACAAAAAGATTGAACGTGGTGACGAGTTGTATTTGCGTGGTAGAGAGAAGGCTCTTGAATGGGCTTTCAGAATGTGGTGTTTATTATAATTATCATTATGTCAGATAAACCAAAATTATACGATTATCAAGAAGAGGGTGTACGCATGGAACTTGCTATGAAGCGTTGCATAAATGGGGATGATATGGGAACTGGCAAGACGGTTCAATCCATCGTTGCAATTGAACGTGCAAAAGCGACTCCTTGTTTAGTTATTTGCCCTGCTGCCCTCAAAGTCAATTGGGAACGTGAAATCAAGAAATTCACAAATCTTCGTCCGCTTATCCTTACGGATTCTGTAAACGCAACATACGGCTATCATCTTACTAAGATGGATTTGTATGATGTGGTTATATGCAATTACGAGTCTCTTGCTAAATATTTCGTTGTATCACTCGGAGAAAAGCCGTTAAAGCTTAAAAATTTCATTTTTAGGAATGAGGTCGATATTCTGAAATCGGTCATTATTGATGAGTCTGCAAGAGTTAAAGACCCAACGACAAGGCAGTCAAAAATAATAATGGGTATTTGTCAAGGCAAGGAATATATCTACGAGCTGACTGGTACGCCTGTGGTTAACCATGCTACTGATATGGCTTGTCAGTTGGCTATTCTTGGTAGAATTGATGAATTTGGCGGATATGGCGAGTTCTGTAATAGATATGGAGAAAACGAGAATCTCGAAGAGCTTAATCAAAAGATTCACGAAACATGTTACTTCCGTAGGGAAAAGAAAGATGTGCTCAAAGATTTGCCTGAACTAACAAGAACAACAATTAGTGTTGCTCTTGATTCTGAAACACAAGAAGAGTATGATACTTGCCAAAAAGACTTGCTTACATTCCTTCTTGAATATAAGAATTGCTCTGAGGATGAAGCTAGAAAAAAGCTACGAATGAAGGCATTAGTTAAATTTATGAATCTTCGTTCTATATCTGGAAAGGGAAAGATGAAAGCAACAATCGAGTTTCTACATGATACGGAAGAACAGATAATTGTGTTTGCAGAACATCGTGATGTTGTTGATGCAATCAAAAAGGAGTTTCCTAATGAGGTATGTTCCGTTACAGGCTCTGATAATCAGCAGCAGAAACAATGGGCTATTGACTCTTTCCAAGCTAAGAAAAAGAGAATAATCATCTGTTCCATTAAGGCTGCTGGCGTAGGACTAACTCTTACGGCTTCATCAAATGTCGTATTCACGGAGCTACCTTGGACGATGGCAGACTTATCTCAGTGTGAATGCCGTGCTTATCGTAACGGACAGAAAAATGCTGTTACATCGTGGATTCTGATGGGAATTGATACTATTGACAGTTATCTTTATAGCTTGATTATGAAGAAAGGTTCTATAGCATCAAAGGTTACTGGTGAACAAGATTCCGCTATTAAGGATGTTGCCTACTTTGATGAGTTGGCTGATTTGGTTTTACAAAATTCTTTAAATAAAAAATAATGGAAATTCAAGGAAAAGTTATTTCCGTTTTACCTGAAAGAAGCGGCGTATCTGCAAGAGGTGAGTGGAAATCGCAGACCTATGTAATAGAAACACAAGAGCAATATCCTAAGAAGATGGCTTTTGATGTTTTTGGAGCGGATAGAATTGCTAGTTTTGGTATTCAGTTCGGTGAGGTTATTAACGTTAGCTTTGATATTGATGCACATGAATATCAGGGCAGATATTTTAATCAGATTCGTGCTTGGAATGTTACTAAGGTGTCACAACAAGCTACTGCACAAGCACCAGCAGGGGTAGCACAACCATCTGCACCTTACACTCCACCTGCACAACCGCAGCAGCCACAATCTGCTGCTCCATCATCTGACCCTGATGATTTACCATTCTAGCGTAGAGTTAATCAAACGAGCATTCAACGCTTATGTGGTTCAATCTAAAAAATGTGTTTGAGCTAGAAAAGTTTAGAGCAAAAGTAGCCGAGTTGGAGAACAAAGGCGCGATGGTAGAGCTGAAAGAAAAACGTGGACGTTCTTTGAAGCAGAATGCCTATCTTCATTTGCTCCTATCTGCATTCGGTCTCCAATACGGCTACACTCTAGACGAAGTTAAGACGCATTTCTATAAGCTGGTAGTGAACAAAGATATATTCCTCAGAGAAGGAATTGATAAATTCACAGGAGAATGCTATAAGTATCTCCGTTCTTCTGCTGACCTTACGAAAGACGAAATGAGCAAATCAATTTCTGATTTCAAATCGTGGGCAAAAGAGGAAGCTGGATTTGATTTTCCTGATTCTGATGAATATATCGCACTACTGCATATTCAGCATGATATTCAGAAAAACGAGCAATACTTGCAGTAGTATTGTGTAACATACAATTTTAAATACAATGGATTCTTTTAAGATTAGCAAAGAACAATATTGTGATTTAATGAAACTTGATAGGACAAATGCCGTAAACTTGTTTGTTTATCTTCTCGCAAATGCAGACGATAACGGAACATTGATTGTTAGCATCCGCAAGATTTCGAGTGAACTATGTATTGGAGTGCAAACCGTAAGAACGTTGCTTAAACATTGGTATATAACACACATACTAACACACCAAGTAACACACCAAGGTAGCGTAATAACTATTTGTGATATAAAAAGTTACAAAGGTAGGAAACGTGCTGCTAACACATCAAGTAACACACTTGCTAACACACAAAAAACTATCAAGGAACGAAAGAAAGATTTCGCAGAAAGTTTGAAACCTCACATCGAAAAGTACGGAAGGGATATGTTGAATGATTTCTATCGGTACTGGACAGAAATAAATGATGGTGGAAAAAAGATGCGGTTTGAAATGGAGAAAGTGTTTCAAATTGCAAGCAGATTGGTTACGTGGAGCAATAACAATAAATATCATTATAAGAATACCAACAGTCTTCCTGTTGGTATGAATTTGCAGAATAGTAAAGATAAAGATTACACAAAAGGGCTTGATAGATGGAACAAATAGATAGCGAATATTTCAAGAACCTTGTATCTCAGATGCGAGATACTGGTTATCCGCAAGAAATTGACAGAGTACAAATAAGCATTCCTAATGCAGAGAAACGTTTGCGTGGCGGCTTGCAGTATGTTGTTAATATGAAGTCTGGATGTAATGCCGAATGGAACGAACGCAATTACCGACCTATTGTTGATTGGATGACAGACAACAAAGGAAAAGGTTTATTGATGTTCGGCGGTTGCGGATTAGGTAAGTCGGTAATCGGAATGTATATCCTTCCTCTTCTTATTAAAGATGTACATAAAAAGGTGGTAAACATCTTTAGCGCACAAGAGTTGAACCAAAAGATTGATGAAATTCTCAAACTTCATATTATCTATATTGATGATATTGGTACAGAGGATAATCTTAACTCTTATGGCAACAAGCGTATGCCATTTGCTGAACTTTGTGACGCTGCTGAAAAGAAGGGAAAATTGCTTATCCTTACCACAAACCTCAGTATTGACGAGCTTACTGAGAGATATGGAGATAGAGTTGTGGATAGACTGATAGCAACAACAAAAGCAGTTCCTTTTACAGGTGATTCTTTGAGAAAGTAATTATGGCAGACGTAAGTAAAATGGCAGAGGAATGGCTCAGTGAGCACCCTAATGCGACACAAAAAGAAATATGGTTAGTTGGTTATTGGAAATCTACCGATAACTGGTGCAACCGAACCAAGTAAATTCTAGAATTGAAAACGAATTAATATATAGATAAATATGAGTCATTTTTTAACATTGGTAATTGGCGATGAGCCAGAGAAACAACTCGCCAAGTATGATGAAAATCTAGAGCTGCCTATGCATTTATACATGACTAAAGAGCAGCTTATTAGTGAAAAACGTAAGGAGATTGAGGAATACAAAAAGAATTACTATGATGTGTTCCTACAAGATAAAGATGCATATCTTGCCAACTGTTGCAAGGAACATGCAGATTATATCGAGAACGAATTTCCAAAGCATCTTAACTGGACGGACGAACAGATGTATGAGGATGCCGTGAAATATTATCGTATGGATATAGATGAAGGAAGCGAGGATATTGAGATACATGAGGACGGCAGCGTTTGGCGCACCTATAATAATGATGCCAAATGGGATTGGTATCAAATGGGAGGCAGATATGCTGGAAGACTTCAATTAAAGGATATATCAATGGATGCTCCATTATTCTATCCAGAATTTGCTCCTACATTCTATTCAAGAGAAGGCATTAACTATTTCAAAAAATTAAAGGCAGAAGGTCGTTGCGACCAAGCTCGCATTAAGGATATATCCAATGTAGAAGAAATATCAGTATTCGCTGTTGTTAAGGATGGGAAATGGTATGAGCGTGGCAAAATGGGTTGGTTTGCCGTAGTATCAGACGAAAAAGACAAAGATGCATGGAGCGAAGAAGTGAAACAACTTCTTGCATCACTTCCTCCTGACACTCTTCTAACGATGTATGATTGCCACATATAATCATTAACAAAAAAAATATTTAAAAATGACGCAGACAGAACGTATTGAGAACGCAACCACCAAGCAAGCGGTAGTGTTCATAGGAGTTTATTCTTGGGTTATCCTGAGAAATATAGGAAGAGCAATCAATAAGGCAGTTCACAAGCTGCCCTGGTTGTTCATCGTGGTAACGATAGTAATATCGTTTATCGTTAGCTTCGTCTTTATATCTAAGGCAAGGGCAGAGCGAGATAGCTATAATCAGAAGCTAGTACACGCAACACAGCAGCTTGATAGCTTCTATGCTGCATACGGAAACATTAAATCAAAGTAATATGGACGGAATGGTAATCAATAATTTGTCTGCACAAGCAACTACAGAATGCGGACTGTTACAACAAGAACTTCTTAAATCGTTTGTTGAGGCTGAAAAACAAAACGGTATTACAGAAAGCCTAATGAAAAGATTGGCATCCAAAAAGATAGATGCAATATCAGATATGTATGGAAACGTACATGTTACCAATGATAAATTTGGCGAGTGTGGTAGCGACTTTTACATTGATGCAACCGCTGATAGAATTACGTTGTCTCTAAAATATTACGTTTATAGGATTCCATTGGACGGATTATCTAATCATGATAAAAGAATTGCTAAACTTTATAATAAACATGTGTACAGTTACGATACAGCCAATAATGTATCATCTGGTTTTAAGACATTTCGACCTTGGGGTGGTCTTACAGGTAGTTGCGATTGGAGTTACTCTATTGATGATATTCTCAAAAGTGATTTTCTAACAGAAGGCATTAGTGTTGATAATGCAATAGGTGGTGTGTTTAAAGTCTTTCTTAAATAGTATGCAGACAAATTGGACTCCAAATGATTCGTGTGTACTCGCAGGTATTCCTCTTGCAGTTCCATCGAAAGAACAGATAAGCAAACTCTACATGCTTTTCTACTCTATGTTAGGCGGCTTTGCTAAAATTGTCAAGTCTAACATAGATGAAACATTCAAACTAGTATCGGAAGATGAAAAGCTATTTAAGTTTGACGTAAAGAGAAGAATGACAGAAGCGAAGGAATTTTCAGATGAACTGATTGACTTATTCAAAGAACGAATGAAATCTGACGGCATGTCTGAGATATGGGATAAGCTTACTTTTATCATCAAGTTCAATCTACAAGATGATGTAAGAAAATGTTATTATGCGTTAGATAACCAATTTTCAAAGCATCATATTGAAAGACATAAGATGTACACAATGGTTGTTATGTCTGGAATATTGAGCGGAATGCTTGAATCTTCTGTTTCTGCATTTAAAAAGACAATGGATGAATATAACGGTTCTTGGGCAACAAATATTGCAGAATACTTTATTATCCCAATTAAGGGTGTTCATTCTCGTATGCGTAATGCAGTGGAAGCTATATATCCTGAATCTGTAGATAAGAAAGTGTTTTCAGAGTGCCCTGACAAACTCTCTCTCGGATTCGAAATCATCGGTAAAAAGGTGCTTGATTATAAACGTGCCGAAAAAGCACTTGCAAATGCTTGCATATTCAGTGGTCTTAATCTTGATATAAACGGAATTATCGTAGATGGAGAAGACGCACAAGATAACACTGGCACTCCTTGGAATGAAGCTCAATTAAGAGCATTGAAAACAGGTTACCCAGAATCCTCTAACAAAGATATTGCTAGAATAGTTGGCAGAAGCGTTTACGCGGTCGCTAAACAAGCTAAGAAACTCGGATTGAAGAAATCTGAGGAATATCTCAGAGAGACTAGAATAGCTAACTTAAAACGTAAGAAAAATGAAAAAGATTCCAAAACTTTACACAAAGAACAGTAAAGGTCGCTATCAGGAATACAAGATTCCTGACCTTGATATATCGAAGACTTTCTATAGAAAGATAAATGGAAAGTATGAACCTACGAATATGCTATTGTATGACTCTATAGAAGAGGGTGTATGGGTAGTTACTCGACAGTCTTCAACAGTTAACATTATTCGTGCAGATTACCTTCGTGAGAGTTTCCACCTTGACAAGGCTGCCGACATTGAGCGTTTCCCTCTGTCAAAGATGGGACACATCAAGAAGGTTGCAGAACGTATCATTGATGAGCTGAGACTTGGTAATACAGACTCTAGAGCTATGACAAATCACGAACTTGTCAATTTAGTTGTCGGGCTTGTCTATAAATACAATGATGAGGTTTAATTATGGAAGATTTACCTATTGGCGCAGAAGTCGTGTTAAAGGTTGTTGAGACCAAGGAAGCTGATTGTACTGGTTGTTTCTTTGATGAAATTGCAAACATTATCAATATAGAAACGTGTAATCGAATCAAGTGCGCATCAAATGAGCGAAAAGACGGAAAGAATGTTCAATTCAAAAGAGTAAAGTAATATGGAAGAAAATATTAACATAGCGGAGATACTAAAGAATAAGCCAAAGGGTACTAAGCTTTATGCTGATGCCTTTGGAGAACTTAGTATAGAAGATATATATGCAGAAGGTAAAGATGAACTTGGTATTACTCTTTCATCTAAAGATGGAGATGAATTGTTGTTTTACAATGATGGGAAATACAACATATATGGAGAACCTATATTAGTGCCTTCAAAGGAAATGCGTGACTGGGAGAAGTTTGCTTGGAAGAGGGGTGATGTGTTGGTAAATAGCAGAGGTTTAAAGATACTCTTCGATAGATGGGCAAATGACAACTATACTAGTTTCTATGCAAAGACAATTAATTTGGTAGAAGATGGTTTTCTTGATACCAATTTACATACTTTAGCATCAGAAAAGGAGGCGAAATCTTTTATCATATGTATTGAGAAAAAATTAGGTGGCAAACTCAATCGTGAGACTCTTAAAGTAGAGAAGACTCAGCCAGAGTTCAAGGATGGGGATATTGTGTTTATGAAAGGAATTAAAAGTGGATATTATGCAAATTGTATTTTCATCTTAAGAAGTGAATATAAAGATGGAGACGAAAGAGCTTTTTACTATGCTTTCTATAATACTGACGATAAATTTACTATAGCTGAATATGGTAATACAAGAGTTCATTATAGTCTCCGCCCAGCAACTGACTCTGAGAAGCAGCAGCTCTTTGATGCTCTCGCAAAGAAAGGCAAGACTTGGGATGCAGAGAAGAAACAGATTGTGGATTTGAAGCCAAAGTGCGAGTTTAAGCCATTCGATAAAGTGTTGGGGCGAAATGAGAAAGATGATGTATGGGAAGCTGAACTCTTTTCTCATTATAGAGAAGAATCACAATATCCTTTTCGTTGTATAGGATTTAGTCGTAAGTATTGTATTCCTTACAACGAAAAGACAGCACATCTACTAGGAACGACTGATAATTGGGAAGGAGATGAGCAATGATTAGAGACGAAGCAAAGATAATTGTAACACCAACTGGTGTATCACTTAAAGAAGCCTTGATTAAAGAAGTAGTTAAGGCACTCAATAAAGAAGCTTCCATCTATATGAATTATGAAATCCCAGAAGTAAAGCTTGGTGGCATTCCTCCTAGTGGCAAGGAAAACCGTAGAACTAGGAGAATGTTAGAACTCAGAAAAAGAAAGGGTAGATTATGAATGATGAAAGCATAGATATTAATCTTAGTTTTATCAATACTGATTATTTCTCAGTATCTGTAAGGGATGGGGTTATTTCAGTTATTGGTAGAATAACCAAGTTAGAGATGGAAAATTTTGTAAAGGCTCAATATTTCGAGATTAAAGAGGTATTGGATAAAAATAGTAAGAAAGGAAGATAATTATGATAGACGATAAGAAAATAGAAGCTGCCAAGGAAGAAATCTACGAGGATAGATTCTTGCTTAATGGTGAAGAGATAGTCTTCAACAATGATGAAAAGGAAGAAATGTTCTACAAAGAGGACATCAAAGAAGCCATTGGACTAGGTGCTAAGTGGGGTATCAATGAGCTATTGAAGGACATGTTTCACCCTGCTAGCGAAGTTCCACGTAACGACAACGGAAAGGTTCTTGCGTTCTCAAAAGAATTCGGTAATAGAAAGCTCTACGATATGAACGATGAGCTTGATAAAACCACTTGCGATACATATAAAGAAATGTGGGAAGAGCAAGTCAATATATTCCATTTGTCTGATTGGATATTTGTAGATGAGTTGTTTGACTTGATTACGAAAGGAGGTGAGTAATGAAAGAGCTTAAAGATTTGGTTGCTGGTGATGATGTACTAGTTATAGGTATGTATCGCAGACGTATCGCCAAGGTTGATAAAGTGACAAAGACTCAAATTGTTGTTAATAACGCTAGATTTAGAAGAGATTCGGGCTGGCAATTCGGTAGTGATAGATGGAATGTTAGAAGAATATCTGTTCCTACAGAAAAGGAAATATCAGATGTTAAAGAAGAGAATCTTCGCAAGAAACTCGTCTACGCTATCAGTTCTTTTGATTTCGAACGCTTATCAACAGATGAGTTAAAACAAGTGTACAATATTGTAAAAGGCAAAGAAAAATGAAAAAGAATAAACACTCATTAAAGATAAGTCGTAGCTACTTTGGCGAAACTACCCTTGATGGTTATCCTATAGCTACATATTCAAATGATGAATTGAATATTCTAAAGAACCTGCTAGAAAAGGTTCTGTGTGAAGTAAATGGATATATTCATCTTTAGAAAAGTAAAGCGTATGGCACAGAAAGAATTTAGGAAACCACCTCGTTATATGGTTGGTGATATAGTTTATAGTCACGGATTTACTTGTATTGTCTGTAGCGTCTATCCGTTCAGTATAGATTATTCTTATGACCTTAAAGCTATTTGCGGTAAGAGTTTGGGCAAAATTTGTCAAAATGATATTATGCACGTTCATATTTGGGAAGAGTTTCTTGAAAAGAATGGATGGGCATGTTATCGCTCTGAAGGAGAATGTTTTGGGCATAGGTGGTATAAACACCAAGAATACCCTTTCACTTTGCGATATAACAATTTCTTGGGAATTATCGGAGTATCTTTCAATGACGGAAAAGACGATACTGTTATGATAAAATGTGTAGATGAACTCCAACATATTCTTTTTGGCTTGCAATTAGATAGCAATTTAAAAATATAAGCGTATGTATTTTGAATATAGAATAGTCAAAATTGAGAAAGGTTTGTTTCTCATCGAATATAAGACCGCTCCTTATGGAGTTTGGCATGAAGTAAAAAACAAACAGTTCAAGACTAAGCCAAAGGCAGAAGCTTGGGCTAGAAAGAACTTAGTTTAATGAAGTAAAGCGTATGGATAAGTATAAATTGCATAACGATAAGTGTGACGGCTCAAAGTGCTGGGTTTGTCAATTCACTTGGTGTTGTGATAAGTATAATCATCATAAAAAGTAAAGCGTATGGAATATGAAGATTATAAAAGAGCAAAACAGTTACAAGAAGAAACACTCCCAGCTTTTGAAAGATTAAAAAAAGCTGTTTCTGTTGGCACGCTTGACAAGAAAGCAATAAAAGAAATTGGAGATTCTTTTGCAAACGCTATGTTTTATGAAAATGATTTTGCAGATTCTCTTGAAGAATTTATTGATGGGTGGGCTGTAAAATTTAAAGAGGAATTTAATAAATTGTAGGTTAACAGCCTTCGGGCATAAATTTAAAAATATGACAAAAGAAGAATTAAAAGCAAAGGTTGCCAAGCAACAAAGTATTATCAATGATGCTAACAATCAGATTTGTTCTGATGTGAAGGAGTACATCGAAAGTCTACCATACAATGTCGGTGACAAAGTTAGCTGTTCAAGATGTAATGTATGTTGGATTGCAAGCATTATTCCAGAACGATATTGCGCAAGATATTCTGGCAGTATTGAGGTAAGAATCAACCCTGCTAAGAAAGATGGCACTCGCTCCAATAGAGAGTTTGTACTATGTAGTATGGAAATTGATAGTGTCAAGAAGATTGATTAACCATCCTGCAAAGGATATAAATAGATAGAAATATGGTAGTATTATTAACAGTTTTAGGAACTATCTTTTTGATAGTTAGTGCAATATTTTGGTCAGCAACACCGAAGCTTAGAACAGTGGATATTGTAATTGCATCAGTTGCAGCAATACTTATGACATTATGCTATGTAGGTTCTGTGCTTGCACAATATATGATAGAATTTACGAAATAATTAACTAACCACCCCTTATGGGATTAAATATAAGTAATATGAAAAAGATTATTTTGGCAGCCTTAGTCGTTGCAAGTTTGTTCGCTTCTTGTTCTAGCGAGAAGACTTTTAAAAAGAAAGATGGCTCTACGATTACGGCAAAGCCTTATGGCTGGGCTAGTAAGGAAAACAAAGTAGAAGGTGTTAACTACGAGTTGAATGCTCCAGATGTTGTAGCATCTATCATCTTCGCCCCATCTGTTATCGCTCCAGTTTTACTGACAGCTTACGATGTATGGGAGCCAGTATCTTATACTGAACCTCTAAGTAACTAACCACACTCTCCTTGGCAACAGGGAGAGGGTAAAAAAAAGAATATGGACTTAGTAATTACAATATTAGGTTGGTTTGCATTAGGTGTTATATCTGCTTATCTGTTAGCAATAGTAGGTAAAATAATCTTTGATGCTGCAACCGCTGATTATAAGTTATACAAGCATGTAAGATTGTGTCGCAAAAGATTGCTAAGACAGCGATATGAAGATTACGCTTGGCTGTTACTACAGTTAGAGAAAGATACGGAAGTTTTCAATCTTACTCATAACACAAGAGATTGGACTTTTGAAGATTGGAGAGAATTTTATCTTAAAAAAGCAAAGGAGGGCAAGAAATGAGTAAAGAAAAAGCCATTGAGTATATTAAACGTGCTATGGATTGCATAGACGAGTTACCATTTTCCGATAATGGAATGTTGGCTTTCTATTATTTAGAAATAGCACTTAAAGAGTTGGAGGACTGAGTATGATACAAAAGCAGACATGGAAGGACGAAATTAGGATTTTAATAACTGATGAAGAACATCTTGGTTCTGTTCAAATATCCATTCCATTATATGTTAGTGATATTTTTGGCAAAGCTGATGCTCTAATATATGCACTTTCGGTGGATATTCTTTATAGAAGACGTGGCGTTGCAAAACACCTATTACAACTCGCAGAGCAACAAGCAAAGCTAAATGGAGTGAAGACAATCGGATTGGAATTTAATAAAGATGAATCTGATAGCTTTGTTCTAGATTGGTATCTCCGTAGTGGTTATAAACCATTTAATAAGAAAAGTAATTTATTAATCAAGAAATTAGATGATTGATTATGGACAGAAATCAAGCTAAAAAATTTTATCCTTTCTTGCAAGCTTTTGCAGAAGGAAGAGTGATTGAATGTAGGACAAAACCGAGTGCCGTAAAAGGCACAAGTGTCCCGAATGATTGGACGGAAATAAAGGAAATAGGGTACTGGGATAATATAGAATACCGTATCAAGCCAGAACCGAAGCACCGCCCATTTAAGAACGCAGAAGAGTGCTGGCAGGAAATGGAAAAGCATCAGCCGTTTGGGTGGGTAAAAGACAGAAATGGTAGTAAATTCATGATTGAAAATGTAGATTCAAGAGGTTTTGTCGAAGTTTATGATGAGGGTACATGTACTTTTAATGAAGTGTTTGAAAATCGCACCTTTGTCGACGGACTTCCCTTCGGCGTAAAAGTGGAGGAATAGTTATGGAAATTAATGAAAAAATAAATGAAATAATTCAACAAGCAAAAGAAGAAGGAGATTATAAGGAAAATTTTGACGCATTTGAACAAGAGGTATATGACCAAGGTTTTCATGATGCAATTTATTTCATGCTGTGGAATCCAAGCGAGCGAAGTTGTTCTAATTGTCAGTATCAGAACAGTAGAGAGCTATGTGGGGAAGAGTACTGCGGGCAAAAATACTGGAGACCAAAATTGGAGGAATAGTTATGGCACTACCTAAAAATTATAGTATATGGCTTGCCGTTGATTATGATGGTATAGAAAAAGCTTTTTGGAATAAACCAAAAAGATGTGAGAAACATGGAGAATGGTGGGGTGATAAAATGGTTCTTCCGCATGGAAGCGTTAAGAAGCTCATCGGAAGAGAATTGTCTTGGAGCGATGAGCCGGTAGAACTTAAAGAAGAATAGCTTATGTATAGACCGATTACGATGTATCAGATTGTTTGCGATAGATGCGGAAAAGTATTTGGCGGTACAGATACTTGCTCCGCACTATTCAGAAACAAAGAAGTTGATATTGGCGACTACTCAGATTGGGAAATGATAGATGGCAAACACTATTGTCCCGATTGTTATGAAGTAGAGGTCATTGATGGAGTGTATAACGTTAAAGCAAAATAGTTATGGCAACGTAGACATGTATCGCAAAAGCAAGGCTGTTAAAGGCATACATTACGATTCTCAGGATAATCCAATCCTTGCTTATCGTGTAGATAAGAGGCATTCATTGTTATTTGGACTTATCCATTATTGGGACTATGGCGCATATAACCTTTGCCCTGACTATTTGTTTTCTTCGATTGATAAAGCAAAAGAAGCTATATTGAAGGTAGATAAAAGTAAAAGAATAACAATTTTATATGAATAGCGTATGAAAAAGAATATGTTTGAAGATATTGTCGCTGAAGGCAATATAGTTGTGATAGATAATGATTGGATTGTGTTATGTAAGCATTGGAAACCAGAGTGTCACAATCTGTTCTGCTATCTTTATCTCCATAAGGAAGATAAGAATTTAATGGTAGGCTCGCATTTCACAATGACCGAGGATAAAAAGAAATCTACTCGGTTGGCTACCAACGAGGAGCGTCTTATGCTTTTTGAAGAAATGTTCAAGTATGGAATTGCTTTCGATAAGCACGACCATCATTTGATTGGAAAGTTATGGTAATTGTAAGATAAAATAGTGTATGGAGAAACGAATAATTTTAGACGAACAAGATATGAATGAGTTTACAAAGATTTTCGCAAAGACAATAGAAGATGAAGCTATCAAACAGATAGAAACCCTATCTAATAGCGAGGCTTACAATAGTTGTAAAATAAGAATAATGCCAGATTGCCATGCAGGTAAAGGATGCACTATTGGCACGGTAATAGAGCTGGACAACAGAGTAGTTCCTAACACTGTTGGAGTAGATATAGGCTGCGGCATGAAAGTCGTAAGACTTGGTAAAGTTGATATTGACTTGCAGAAATTTGATGAAGCAGTCAATAAGTTGATTCCGTCTGGTTTTAATGTCAACGAGGGAGAAGTATCAGCCTACATAAACGGATTGGTTGATGGTTGTATGTTTGGCAAATTCCGTGCTTGGGATTGTCTTGACAGCATGGAAATAGTATATCGTTCTGTTGGAAGTCTTGGCGGTGGCAATCACTTTATTGAGTTAGATGCAAATGAAGAAGGAGAGAAGTTTCTTGTGATACATACAGGAAGTAGAAACCTTGGTGTTAGGGTATGCAACTATTACCAAAAACTTGCCTACGAGTATTGTCGTAAGAAAATAGCTGATAAGTCTGTGGTTATTGCCAAGTTGAAAAGCGAAGGAAGAGAAAAGGAAATACAGAGTACTATCAAGTTGTTAGGTACTAGAAATATTAGCAAGGAACTTTCTTACTTGGAGGGCGATTTGCTTGATGATTACTTAAATGATATGCGTATAGTTCAGAAGTATGCCGAGCATAATAGAAGAATTATAGCTAACAGACTCGTCAATGCTCTAGGTGTGGATATTGACCCAAATTCAGACAAGCATTCTTTTACAACTATTCACAACTATATAGATACAGACAAGGGCATATTGCGAAAAGGAGCTATCAGTGCAAAGAAAGACGAGATTGTCATTATTCCTATGAATATGCGTGACGGTTCTCTTATCTGTAAAGGTAAAGGAAACAAGGGATGGTTATGCTCAGCCCCACATGGAGCAGGTAGATTAATGTCTCGTACACAGGCAAAGAAAGAGTTATCTATGGATTCTTACAAGAATGAAATGAATGGTATTTATTCCACATCAGTTTGTGAAGAAACCATTGATGAAGCACCTATGGCATACAAGCCAACCGAAGAGATTGTTGAGTTAATCAAACCTACGGTTGATGTCATTGATGTTATTAAACCAATTTACAACTTTAAAGCAAAATTATAATGAGCAAGGAAATATTTGACTTCTCGGAGGCTCTGAGAAGAATGAAGGAGGGAAAGAAAGTGAGAAGAAACGGCTGTTATTTTAGTTTGTCTATAAACAAGTATAAAGAAATATCCATCTTGTACCAACAAAGTTCCATAGAATCATTCACCCATGTTGTACCACATTATTGGCATTTCTTCTCCTTGGATGATATTCTTGCAACAGACTGGGAGGAGGTGTAAGGATGAAGAAGAAAATATTGACCCTCACCGTCAGCAAGCAATGGTTCGACATGATTGCTGCTGGTAAAAAGACAGAAGAGTATCGGGAGATTAAGGGATATTGGGTAAAACGCCTTTTCTTATTATGGAATGAAGATACTTGTACCAACGAGAAGATACCCACTCATTGCGTTAAAAACTGGGATAGTATTAGCCCCGAAATGGCTAACTATTGCATCAATAGTCCATATTACAAGGCTATTCCTTATACCCACGTCCTCTTCATCAACGGCTACCGCAAGGATAGTCCACGAATTGAGAAGGAGATTGATAGTATTACCATCGGCAAGCCTAAGAAAGGCTTATGCCCCGACAAGTGGCTTGATACTGAGTTTTTTATCATTAAATTCAAGTGATATGAATTACATACAATGTGATGAATGTAAATATAGATTAGTCTGTAACGGAGAGCCACTTACTAGTGGAAGTACAGGAAGTTGCGACCATCGTGTTATCAGCAATACTCCTATATTTCCAAAGATTAAAACATCACTAGATGAAAGATACGCTGACATTTGGAATTGGTAAATATTCATAAATTAAGTTTAAGGGATATGAAAATAAAGAATTTACCTAAGAAGATTTATCTCAATATCTGTAGCAATGAAGATGAGGTAGATTACAATGAGCTGAACGGGGTAACGTTCAGTACAGAAAAGATTGGTGTTACTGATTGTAACACAGAAAACGTTCCTTACGTGAATGCTGCATCATTATGGCACGACCTAAAGGAAGAGAAGCCACCATTAAAAAAGTTGGTAATGTTCCGATATAGTGGTAGAGGCGTAAATCCTACGTCTCTTCACCACGGAGCGATGAGTGATGATGGATGGATAGTCACTAGAGGAGACGGAACACAGCGTATTGAAGTTCTGTATGAGTGCTACGATAAGATTGAGTGGCTTGACTTTGATGAACTATAATAATGATAGTATATGAAAGCAAAGGATTTTTTGAATGCCATGCAAGTCATGGATGAGTTTACGGAATTAGTATCTTGTGTTTATCCCGATAAGTATAAGATAGTTTGTATGAAGCATGGGATAGATGAACGTGATGCTATGGATATGTACTCCTACTTACAGAAAATGAAGAGTGGTGAGTATTGGCGAGTTAGTAATAAGCCAAAAGATTATATTGAACGTGTATTGGCTATGGCAAATGAGGCATATAGCCTTTATACGAACAATAGTTTAATTTTAGATATGGCGAATTTTGGCGATGATTTAACTAGAATCCTTATAATCTTCGAGAAGGAATGTAAAAGAATCCAACAGGAGTTTGACCTCAAAGAACAAGGGACGTATGTTGCTATTGCTGAACTTATTAGTAGTGGTTATTCTGTTGTGTCTGTTATTCGTCAATCAGATAGCATTGATAGTAAAAACTATGTAGGCGAAAAAATAGATAAAAATCAGTCTCGCATTCCTATCTATGATGGCGATGTGATGCTCTGTTTCGTCAAAAAGCCTGAGTTTTGGAGCACAGACTGTTATGACTGCGGGCTTTATATCTGCGAGAAAGGTTCATACCATAAATTACTCTATACTCCAAACAAGGGGTATGTAAGACATGGCGAACCAGATACGGATGAAGATTTTGAGCTTGATATAGAAGAGAATGCCTTCTCCAATTACATTATGACTTTGGGGCAGTCTTTTTATAAGCTAGGCAATATTCATACAGGAATTGGTTTCTTGGTAGAAAAACGTAATAATGACAAATAAAGAATTTTTTAATGCGTATCGTGGAAAGCCTGTTCTTTATAAGGGAAAGGATATTGGCGCATACGTGGCTGGGTATATTGAAGATAAGTATATCATCTTGGGATTTGATGATTATACAGGCTGCATTCTGTGCTTCACTTCTAAAGTGAAAAATCTTTGTGACATATATCACTCATACCGATTCGCAAAGTTGAAGTATTTGGAAGTGATAAAACATCAGTAATATGGAAAAAGAAGAAAAATGTTGTGGTAACTGCCTTTGGATGGGATGCGAAGACATTTTAGGCAATGGATGGTGCTACAAAAAAGATTGCGAAACATCTTGTGATAAGGTTTGCAAGAAACATGAATTTTAAACTTTAAATATTAAAATGGAAAAGATTTACAGACATTTCAAAGGAGGTTATTACAGATTTATTACTGAGGTCACTAATAGTGAGACTCACCAAAAGGAAGTAGTTTATATGGCACTCTATGGTGAACACAAGATTTGGACGCGCCCTGCCGATATTTTCTACGGTAAAGTTAATATTGGAGGTGTAATAATGAACCGATTTACCGAAGTTGTTGGTGAACCAGTCTTGTTTAAGAAAACGGACGAGAATGCTATTATGCCAACTAAGGCGCACGATGATGATTTCTGCTACGACTGCTATGCTGTATCAGAGATAGAGATTTACCCTAATGTCTGGAAGTATGGTCTAGGATTCGCTTTACAGATTGAAGACCAAAAGAAACCTGTTGACATTTCAAGATGTTTTACGTTTCGTTCACGTTCCTCTATATGTAATACAGGAATGATTCTTAGTAATGGTATTGGTACAATAGACAATTATACAGGAGAGATTTCTGCTGTCTTCTATCACGTATTTCCAAAAATGCCGCGATATAAGGTTGGAGACAAAGTGGTACAATTTCACCTTGAAACTTGTAACAACATCATGTTTGTAGAGACGGACAAATTAAACGAAACAGAGCGTGGTGATAACGGCTACGGCTCTTCTGATAAGAATGGTATGGTACTCTAAAGTAAAAGGTCTTACAGAGAAAGTAATTGAGTTATATCCAACGATGTCTTCAAGGGAAATAGCAGAGATTACAGGATTTGCCAAGACTACTATAATTCGGTGTGCTGCAAAGAATCATCTTAGGCACACCGAAGAAACACAGAAAAGAATAGATGAATACGTAAGACAACGAAGGTCTTCTGGTAGAAAATCATACGATTATTCTAAACTGAGTAAGAAGATTACTCATACAAGAAAGATGGAATCGTGGCGTGTAAGAAGCGGTCTAGAACAAAATACAAAATATAAAGTTCGTATCACTCCAAAGCGCATACAAAATGCAATGTATCATCTTAGACAAAAGTATGGTTATTTCTATGAAACTGTTGACAAAACTGAATTATATTACGATTCGCAAACAAGACGTGTGAAAAACGAGAATTACTATACAGAAAAGTATGGAATCTCTTTTATTCTGGCTGACGAATAACTTCTGTGCATTATCTATATGTTTAGGGGTGGCTACACATCGCGTGCGGTCACCCCATTTTGTTTATAAATCAATAACCAAATAAAAACATAAGAAAAAACTAAGAACGTTTATGTAGTTTTAACTTCCAGTATATCCAACCTAAAAATGCGAGAATGCCTATAAAAAGACAAACTGATGCTATCTTACCTATATTCAAGAAAGCTCTATCAGTCTTTGATAGTTGCTTGCCAACCTCAACTTTATATGGAATCGAATCTCGCACAATCAAGGTATCTGATTTATTTCTTACAATATATCTGTTTTTATATTGAAGATGGTACTTGTCCTTGAAGACTGTATCACCTCTAATATAAACAGATACGCTATCATGCACATAGACGGAATCAGTCTTCAATAAAGAATCCGTCTTTACTACGACCCTATCTTTGTATTCTGTAACAGGAACATACTTAGTAGTAGTGCATCTACAGAACATTGATAGAATCAGCATTGCTACTGCAATAGCAATTACAACTCTTGTTATCTTATCAATCAGTTTCATAAGCTTACTGAATTACAATCGTTACTTTTTCCTTTTTATCCCAAGCTGTCTTCATAGTCTGAATGAGCTTGCTAGTCCATAATCGAGAATCACTAACCCATCCTTTCTTATCATTTTTACCGATAAGAATACACCCCTCTGTGTCTTTTGAAGAGTTACCGCTATGTATGCGTATTCCTTCAAATCCTTTGACATTCAGAAGTAATGGCAACATCTTCTTGAATTTGTTGGAGTAGGTATATACACATTCATAGCTGCCGCTTGGAATTGCAGTCTGCCCATATACCTTTTTCTTCTTGATTTCGTCCAAATCCATACTTTGGTTCAATCCTCTGTCTGTATCTTCAAGAGTATTGCATCCGAACAATTTGCCATTCACGTACAGACGGCTAATAGTATAGCCATCCTTTTTCCAAGCTCTATCAATTAGTACTTCCATTTTTGTTTTCCTCCTCTTTTTTATCAAACTCATTGTTGAGTCTGTCAATAATCGGTTTCCAATAGCTAGGCAATGCCTTCGCAAACTCAAACCTCAAAATGTAATAAATAACTCTGAATGCAACATTCTTAGGGTATGCCTTAATGAGATTTTTGAACGAATTGCATATATACACATAGCAGAATATATACGTAAGCATCTTAATTACAAATAATGCTTCTGTATTGTCGTTGCAACTTACCATGATTCCATACATGACATACACAATAACAATATACAAGAGCATTTCTAAAAGTGCATTCTTGAACTTCGATGCAGAAAAGTTCTTGCATCGTACAACACTCACGCCGTCAGCTCGCATACCGCAGAAGATATTGAAGCCAAAGGCGATAACCAACGCCAAAACGAATCCTTCCGTTGGCGTTGCAAAGGCAAGTATAGCTGAAAATATAGTAACACCTATCTGCCGAATCTGTGAAGAATCTAATAAATCTGTCATAATCTGTTATCCTGAATAATAAATAAAAATAAAGTTTCGGTCTTCTGATGCAAAGATAGCAAAAAAAACCGAAACTTCATTCAGAATAACGAAAAACTTTATACTTTTAAATCATGATACGGCAATTCTCCGTTATTTAAGAAAGAAATGCACTCATCGAAAATCTTACGTTCATAATCGAGCGCATTGATTTTAGGAAACCATTTCTTTATCTTTTCGTCATTGCGTTTTACCATTTCTCCCCAAAGGACACACCAGTCTTCGAGATTGATTTTATCATTCTTAACTTCGTGCCAATAGTCTTTCGCCACATCCTTTGTGTAGAGCTGGTTAATGAGACAAAGATGTAAGTCTGCCATTTCTTCATCAAAATGGCACTCGCCAATCTCACATTGAACTTGCTTCATCATATCAAGCATTACACCGTCATTCATTCCAACTTCGCAACAATCAGCCATTGTTGCAACACAATTCTTAATAGCCTGTATATCGTTGCTTGCCAATATGTTTTCAAATACCTTTTTCATAACCGTATGTTTTTAGTGTTACTTCAAGAAATACTCTCTGATGTCGTACACACCATCATTGTCTTTCAATAAATCGAGTGCAAGGTGGTTGGCATACTTCACCAGATGTTCTGTATCAATCTCCTTAACATCTTCCTTGCCGAGTATCTTAGCAATTGTACATCCGTGGTCGCTTACAACCTGATTCATTGCAACGTACAAAGCATAATCGTTGTAGTAAGGCTTCTCCTCTGTCGCAAGTCCGAGACCAGTCATTGCGTTGAGCCACGTCTGCATATCCCAAGTTGCAGATGGATTCATACCGTTTGCAATCTCAGAAGCCTCCTTCTTGGTAAGATAGTTCTTCCATTTTATAGCGCAAAGCTTATCAAGATACTCTTGCGCAAGCTCTGGGTGCTTTGCTGCCATATCATTCATCATGCAGCGCATGGTGTCTCCAAATGTGTGCATGTACTTTACGTTTGTTGATGAAGCCATCATTCCGTACAGCTCATCAAACTTACTCATAATGTCTTTTGTTTCCATATCTTGTATATTTTTTAACCTATTATCAAATCTTTCAACTCTACAAAGTCCTCCTCTGTGAAGTTGATACTTCGCTTGCTTCCAAAGATGATAGCAGTAGCAATTCCGTCTGGCAGGTCAATAGACACAACTCCTTTGTCGATATGTCCGTGAATGAAACCTACATCGAATTTGTAATCTTCCACGGATTTTAGCATTTGCATCATATCTTCAAATATCGTGTTGACATCTATGTTTCCGTTCTCATCAGCAAGAAATAGGGTAGCGTTGTCTATCGATTTATCCCAATTATCCTTGTACTTGGATATAATATTGTGCGCCGCACGTTTCATGTACACTGATGGTATGGCGAGCATCTGGTTAGCCTTAACCATATCGTCTATTCTTGCATCTGCCCAAACGTCCACCGATTCAAGCAGTTTCTCTTTAAATTCTGTTACGTTCATTTCTTAGTTTCTCCTTTCTTTGTTTTGTTGTACCAAGCGAGATACTCTTGCCAAGTCTTGTCGCTGTGGTTAGTCATATAATCGTTGAGCATAGCAGATTTATGTTCCTCTGCTTGCGCTACTTCTTTTCTCAGTCTTTGCATCAAAGATAGATGTTTCTTCAATGCTTCCTGTCCTTGCTGAGTGCTTTCGATACGAGGGCGTATGATGCGCAATTCCTCGTCTTGCACTAGCTTAGACACATATTGCAAGCTATTGACGTATTCCTGATTCTGCATCAAATACTGCCTTTGCGCCCCTGTAAGATTGTCTTCAATCTTGTCGATTTCATCCCATAAAGGGGTGGCGGATTGCTGCGCTTGCATGTTGATAGATGCTCGCTTCTGTTGTATTGCCTCATACATCTTCTGTAGCTCGGCATCCATCATCTGCGGCTGCTGCTGACTTGTACCCATATCCAATAATGGGCTGTTTCCAAAATTCATCATAATCAATATCTTTAAGTTGGTGATATATTATAGAGAGGTGAGAGGGCATCCACCAACGAGGGCAAACACCCCTCACCAACTCATTTCTTTTTAGTCCGTCTAACCGACTTCCTTACTGCTCTGTTACGCTCCTGTAGTGGGCGTGGAAGTAGCAGTACCGTTACAGCAATAGCTGCCGTAGCCCGAAATTACTGGCGTAGATGGGAGTACCAACTGACCACGCAAGCAATTGCAGGTCTTCTCGTTAACGTAAGCCATCATAAGCTTCTCCTTGTAAGGAGTGAGGGCTTCCATCACGGCTACCTTCTTGTCGAGGTCGCTATACTTTGCTTGCAACGCATCGTACTGGTCTCTCTGATTCTTGTACAAGCCAAAATCTGCATCAATCTGAGACTTGTAAAGACCGAACTCAGCCTGCATTGCACGGCGGTTCTCGGCGTTGATAGCATCGTTAGCACCCTTATACATAGAGAACTTCTCAGCGATGTCTGTCTCTCGCATAGCGTAGAACTTGTTAGCGGTGTCGAGCTTCATACCGAACATGTAGGTAAGCAACTTCACCTCATCATCGCATTCCTTCTCCATCACCTGTAAGGCGGTTGGCTGATTTGAACTTGCGTTAGCCCCATAGGCGTTGATGTTCACGTTCTCAGGCATATTGCTGCCACCGAGTGAACCAAACACACTGCGGTTGTTACCGCCAAGCAACCAAGCGCCAGCACCGAGTGCTGTGCCGATGATACCAAGGGTAAGACCAGCATTACCTGTAGCCTTAGAAGCATAATCGTCATGCTTTTTCCCCTCTTCGTAGATTTTCTTTTCTACGACCTTTGCATCTGTCATCTCCATTTTTACAATCTTTTTAAGTTATCCTTAATATTAACTAACACTATTGTAACGTTACGGATGCAAAGGTACGAAGAATAGGGGAGAGCAAATATAACTCTATCACACTTTCTTTTAGTGGTTGATTATCAGAGATTTAAGGTGATATGAGGTAATATCATAAATAACAAAAAAGAGAGGCAGTCACTTGCCTCTCTTGCTCAACTTGTAAGGAACACTTACATGTTCAACTATTAGGATAGAAGTAGAAACAAAAATCCCCTATACTATTGGCGTAGTATAGGGGAATATTACATTCCTGCTCGGAAATGCGATGCTCTTAAAAACGCTGCTCTAAAAAACACTGCAAATATAGACAATAATTCTGAAACCACCAAATTTTTCATCATTAATTTGTTAGATACAGATACAATCCTTCCACGAACCACATTATCAATATCATAGTTGACATCGTTACCCAAGTCAAGAAGTACTTATCGACCTTCTTATATTCATAGGAAAGATACAAATAAGCAATGAACGTGCTGTTGATGATTACCAGTATCGCTACTATAATCAAAGTACAAAACATATAATCCATAATAATACTCATACGTTCTCGCTTATCCGTGCTGCGATAGGGCTTATCCGTTATGATTTTCTCTTACTCTTAATGAAGTGCAGTATATCCCACTTCTTCCAATATCGGGTGTGCCCACGCTTCTTGCATTTTCCGTTCGGGATGTCACCCCTAGCGACCATCCTGTTCAACGTAGCATCAGAAACATGCAGTTTCTCCTTGACTTCCTCGGTAGATAGCATCGGGTTAAGCATATCGGGGATGATGTCGCACAATCTATCTAGGTCATCATCGCTCATTCCGCAAGCGGTGATGACCTCACCATTTCGCTGCTGCTCGTCAGCCTTAAAGCAAGCATCACTCAGCGACTTAAAAGCCGTTCCGAGCAACTTATAATTTAGTATCTTTCCCATTATGCACAGATTTTACGTCCTAACTTACTTCGACTGATAAACAAATCCACAAAAGAGTACAGATAGAATATTGCTGTTACCACCATGACCGTATAGCAAGAATCTACCATATCTTTGGTGGTATACCAACTCCATTCCACAATGTGAGCCGCATTGATGCTTGCAAAGTAGAAGAAGGGAATGCGGTATCTCCAACACAAGAAGAAAAATCGGCTTGCTAATATCAAAACCATTGGCAGGACGTACACCATAAAATATATGTAGAGATAGCAAGTTGCATTCTCCGCATAAGGGATGAACATTTCACGAGGATGCTGAGAGAATTCATAAATGCCGTATGCGTGAAAGCACATAAGCGTGATAGGAACGTACTTACAAAACCATCTGAAAAATTTCAGAATCCTTCTACTATACCGATTACCGTGTCGCATCAGTAAGTCCATAACCTCACTGACATCTTTGTCTTTCAACCACTTTAACAGGTTGTCTTCGTCTTCTTTATTCATAAGCGTTGATTTTAATTAAATGATGGTGCAAAGATACACTCTTTTGCACAAAACCAGCGAAAATGAGAATATTTTTGTGTTAAACTTTATAAAAAGTAACAATCTGAAAGTAGATGGCTGCAAAAATAGCGTTAGAACGGCTTCCTTACCAAATTCTAACGCTATTAGTGTTTATCCTATCACAACCTCAAGGCTCTCCATATCAGCGAACTTCAAGCCGCAATCTTTCGCTGCCTTGAACAGCTCCTTCTCGTCAACGTCCTCGATGGCTACCTCTACCTCGGCATTGGCAAGGTCTGAGAAGTACTTCTCTGTCTTCTGCTTCTGATTGAAGAAGTACTCATTGACCTCAGCGAACTTGGCTGAATCGTCCTTGGTGTATTCGTAGCCCTCATTGGCGTGCTTCTGCTCTAGCTGCTGGCACTCCTGAAGCTTGCACTGCATCTCCTCGAACTTATCGTCCTTCAAGCTCTGCTGCGCTTCCTCCACATCCTTGTCGTAGGTATCGGCTACTTGGCGCAGTGCCTTCATATTCTTCCAAACTCGCATAGCGGCATCATCGCTCATTGATGATGTCTTCAATGCCTTCAATGTCTTGTAGGCTGCAACAGCCTCGATTGTCTTAATCTTTTTCATAATTGTTTCTTTATTTTTATGTTATACAATATTCTTCGCCAGATTGCCATAGCAGAATACCTTTCCTATTAACAGTGCAAAGTTAAGAAAATAATTCCGAATAGCAATGCAGGAGGAGCAAAAATTACGAATTTAATCAGCTTCCCCACGTTGGGTAATCACTAGGTCGCAACGTGTCTGCTTTCTCGGTGAGAACGTAAACCACAAATACGTTTCTAGCACATTTATTATATTAAGAACATCTACGTTTTAATTCATAATATAACTACCTCCTGGAGGAACTTGTTTCCATCCACCATCTATATTAATTTCAAAAGATAATTGACATCTTTGTCCATAATAACCTCCTTCATAAATATTATCAAATCTTATATATGTTTCAACATAATCTGTACTATCACCTTTAGGAATAGTTACAGAACCTGTATCTTGACCAGAGCTATTAGATACATAACCTCTTCCGTATGTTGTTTTATTGTTACCATAATCACAAACACTTCTAAATATACCATCAGTAATTGTAATTGTAGCATCAGGAAGTTTATATATTCTAGCTTTACAAATACAACTAGCACCAACTAATTCTCTCAACGATGAGAAATCAACAAAACCACTAGAACCACTTTTAATACTTTCCATATTAATTTGTCTAGGATAATATTTAAAAGTAATAGCACCCGGAAGAGATATAAAAATTATTTTTGTATTATCATATAAAGTTGCATTACGAGTATATGCTAAAAAAGGCACAATATCAATAAACTTATCTCCACTGTCTATATCAAAAGTTATTTCTTTACTAGCGTATACATAATCTGTTGGTTTTTTGCAATTACCGACATAATAATTTTTATAAATCTTATCATTAACATTATATGGTGAATCATAACGAATTTGAATCCAAAAAGACCAAGCTAAAGATAAATCAGTTATTATATCATCCATAGTAAGATTTGTATTATCATCAACATTTGTATTCTTATATAGAACGCAATTAAATTTAGGAGTTGAAGAATAATAAATTTCAACGTTATGAAATTGAGGAATAGAAGTCATAAATGCACTTCTTGTTGCTTTACTACTATAGTTTCTAAAATCACTTAATCTATAAGGAGAATTAGCACCACCTTTTGGAAAATGTTTTCCTGATACCATTGTACTTGTATCACCATGAATACCGCCAGTCTGACCATATACATTATCAATATAAAGATTTTTACATGCTTCAATAGCAAAACCTTCTCCTCCATAATTATTACGTAAGTTCTTATAAGTATCCATAGGTATATTCATACCACAGCGAACAACACAAGTATATTTACTATATGAAGATGTTACTATTTCCTCAGAGTCTTCTCTAATAGGATATTCTTTAAATTCACCTTTACAACTAATAGGTTTATACTTACTCCATATATTTATATTTTCACTCTTACAAAGAGTAGCAAGGTCATTGCTACTCTCTCCAAGAGCTTGTTTAACATCATCAATGCTAACAGGAGCACTAATAATTCCGGTTTCACTATTGTAAGACATAATCTTTATTTTTAAATATTCAACTTTAGTTCCTTATTCTGTTACAACTTCTTTGGTAACAACTCGCTCTACTGTTACATTGAACACTTTCGCAAGCTATAACATAAATCGTTCCATACGCTTAATCTTTAGAACTTAAAACACTAGGCAAGGCAGCTCTATAAGAGCCACCCTGCGTTAATACTTACTCTGCTGCCTCGCTTGTCATATTAGCGGCGATAGCGGAATTAACCTCCTTGATCAATGCTGATACCTCACTGAGCTTGCTCTGAGGAACACCGCTGATGTTGTAGGTCAGCTCGCTGCCGTTGGAGCTTGCGTTCGCATTGCCGAGATAATTACCATTTGGGTCACCATAGATACTCATATTGATGCTCTCAATGTTGCCACCCGTCTTGTCAACATTGTAGGTGATTTCTACTCGATAGCCGCCCTTGGTATAAGTGGCGGTTGTCTGTTCACTCTTCTTGTTAATCTTTAAATTCTCCATTTTCTAATCTAATTTAATGAATTAATATTCTTGTTATCTAATCTCTTCTTGTTGCAGTCTTCCTTATCTCCACTCAATCGCTGAACCTCTGATTCGAGGAAGACCACCCGAGCCTTCAATCTGCTGACTTCATCTCCCACCTGCTCGATAGCACCAAATGCCGTTGCAATCAGCTTCGGAGACCAGTAGTTAATCTTGTAGTAGCCCTTCTCGTCCGTCTCAACGATGTCCTTTAAGTGAGGGTTGCACAAGACGTGCTGGGCAATCCAACCGATAGACCTTGTGTTGTCCTTCTTCCAAGCAAAGCCGAATGTGCCACCCATTGCCTTGATGATACCCAAGTAATCCAGCTTCCGCAAATCCTGCTTCAAGCGGATGTCAGAAGATTGATAAGCTGTAACTCCACCTTTAGCAAGAATGCTATTAGGGAAGTAAGTATTCATATTATAATCGAAATTATATATATGACCTGTATGACCCATAAATCTATCAGTAGGAAATGAATACTTAGTAAAAGAAAATATTCGTATTTTATTTATTACAGTATTACGTAAAGCAGTAGTCTTTTGGTCATGTTTAAATCTAAATCTAATATATCTATTAGAATCACTTCCTAAACCATAACCTGCATTACCTTCAGATATATTTATATAATTAACTTGATTCCATCCAGTCACATGTTTAGTATAAGTTCTAACTACAGCACCACTATTATTTAGACATTCTACAGTACAAATAGTATCAATACCGTTTGATATATCAACACTAGCAAAATAAACTTGAGAGTAACAATTGTTAGAGATTTCAAAAGTAACCATTAATTCATTCTTTTTTACTTGAGCTAATTTCTCAGCATCATTATTACCAGTGATAACATTATAACCTAAGTAAACTTGAGTTAAACCTGCATTACTAGCATATAGATTAAATTTAGCATCATTACCCATAGGATAATTAGTCCAACTATTACCGCTATCGTTAGAATATTGTACAGTTACTTGATTAATTTGTATACTATCAGTAATAGCAGTAATTCCAGAACATAAAGCATCAGCTGAAACATAACAACTAGTTCCTTTATTATTAAATTCATAATTTGCAGGTAGTATACCTTTATTAGATATTAAACCATCAACTGATAAATTACCATTAATAGTAGCAGCACCTGAATAAATATTTTTAAAATAAGCATTACCGTCTTGTCTTATAGACCAAAGACTAGAATTAGTTTGACTACATATATCTTGAACTTTCACCCAAGCACTATTATTAGCATTACCTAAAAATAAATCAGCACCACTACCTCCAATTCTAGCTCCACTATCAGGAGTTATAGTTGTAATACCTGGAAATTTCAGTGTACCATTACTTCTTTTATTAGAATAATAATTAAATACAGTTCCATCGGCTATACCTAAATATATAGCATTAGCAACAGTATCATATTTAAGACCAGCCCAATCACTATACTCCCAGTTGGTTGCTCCAAAACGAATAGCAGCACCAGTATTAAATACTACTTGGTCTTTTATAGCTGATATACGAGCATGAGTATTTACATTATTATTTAATATTATAGCTCCGTTTTCAGAATCACTATTATTTATGTATATAGTTCCATTAACATTACCAGTACCATCAAAACTTTGACCCCATATCATTCTTGCTGTTGCAAGTTTGGTTGCAGAAGCTACATTGTCAGATGTTAAAGCTAATGTACCATTATGCGATGGCAAATAAACTGAATTTCCATAATTACCAGTAGTTTGTAATCTAGTAGAAAAATCATATTTACCGCTATTATCATTATGAAAGTCAATATATTTACCTACTTCCATTACTCCATCGTTTTCTATACTAGGTATATGTCCATAGGGTGCAACATTACTGCCATTAACATGATAACCATCTACTGTGTCTGCATTTCCTGCACTACTAGCATAGCCATTATGCAAAGCATTATATAAACTATTTGCACCTTTTTGACTAAGACTTGTACCAGTAGAAGTTCCACTATAACTATCAGTAATTCCTCTCCAAGTATTTTGCCAAGTAGTAGAAACACCATTGATAGTAATAGTTTGACCACTTACAGAACCAGTAACAAAGTTTTTATCATTAGTAAGTTGACTAAGTTTAGTAAGATTACCTGTATGATAAACTTTATATTCAGCAGTATATTTTTCAGTAGTTCTAACTACATTGTCGCTAAAATATAACACTCCATCTACTGCACGAATACCATCATAGTTACCGTTACTTCTACGAAATAGAATAGCTCCAGTAGGGGACTCAGATACATCATTAGTATAAATGCTATTAACTCCAATAATATCGGAATTTCTCATATTTATACCCCATTGACCAGCAGTATAATATCTATCATTAGCCATAGTAAGAACACTAACATCTTGATGACTAGTAAGATAACCTTGACTTTTAACCCAAGATTGCGTAGCATACCCATTAAGAGATTGATGACTAGTAAGATAAGTTCCTAAATCTACAGCAGTTCCACCAGTAGCTGCAATAGTTTTAGTAACACCGTTAATCTTAACACTATGTGTATGACTAGTTGCCGACTTACCACTAAGAAGTGAATCTACACTACTTTTGGTATAATAGTTAGCAAGACTTTGGTGAGAAGTTAAAAATGTAGCACCTTTAGTAAATGTAATACCCTTTCCGCTTTTAGATACAGACGTGATAGCATTCCCACTTCCACTTACAGATATTGCATTAACGTAACCATCAAGTGACTGATGACTAGTTAAGAACGTACTACCTTTAACTACGCTGATAGTAGTACCATTCTTGGTGACAGACGTAACCGCATTACCACTACCGCTGACACTAACGTCCATAGCCGAGCCTCCTTCTAGGCTGGAGATACGAGAATCAAGAGCCTTGATGGAGTAGGCAGAGGCAATCTCACTCAGCGATTCTGATGTAAGCTTCAAGGCATTTGAATAACTCTTCACACTGCCGTTCAAGCCGCCACCACCGCCCGTGGTAGATGCTCCTGCTCCGTATGCCGTGATACCGCCTGTGGCATAGAAGTTAGCCGCTTCCTTTCCGGCAGCGTCCTTGGATAGTCGAAGGGCATTGTTGGCACTATCATACGATAGATAGATTCCACCAATTTTCAAGCTGCCTTCGGTTGTCACGTTACCCGATACGTCAAGATGAGTGAAAGGCTTCTGTGGGTCGATAGATAATACGTTTGCCAGCTTTGTTGTGTCGGTCGTTCCGCTCTTCCATACAGGTGCGAAGAGAGCAAGCTGTACACCAACATTATTCTTGTTGATAATGAAAGATGTCGGGTCTGCGTGCAAAGTACCGTCTGCGTCCCACCAAAGGTTTCCATTTGCGAAATAGCCAGTTCCGTCAAAGCGTAGGAGGGACTTGGCAGCAATTTTCTTCTCTTCCTCTGTTGTCGTGGAGGCTTGCTTGTCGATAGCCTTTCCACCTAACCAAAGGGCGATGCCATTCTCCTTCGTGTCCGCTCCATTGATACCTGCGGTAACATTTCCCTTATCGTTACGTAAGGCTATCAATGTAGAGAGGATAAGACCACCCTTGACTACTGTGTCTCCATCAACAAGAGCAGCCTTGATGTATTCAAGACCTGCCATATTGGTGATGAGCTTAGTATTGAGACCATCAAACAGATTAGACGTGATATAGTTGTTCGCCACACCCAGCTTGTCGTAGAAAGCCTTATAAGCATTCGTGAAGTTGGTATACTTCTGAGCCGCAGCCGCCTTGATGGTAGCCTTTCCATTTGAATCAGAAGCGTTGTATCTGCTTACGATGTCAGAAAGATAGGTAATGAGTTCATTTTTTGCGCTATCGAGTGTAGCCTTAGCTGAAACCAAATCCGTTTTATAGGTCGTTTCTTTACCATCCTTATCCAACAAGAACTTAGAGCCAACAACATTATTATACGACTCAACGGCTGCATTATAATCGTCCTCCAAACGCTTGCTATCCTGGGCAATAGCCGCAATCTCAGAACTTTCCAAGTAGCCATCAGAGGTAAAAACATCGAAAGCCTTCTTATTGTTAGATACGGTCGTTCCGAGGGTAATCAAATTAGTTTGCGTTTTCTTAATCTCTGCTTGCGCCTTCTCAGCAGCTTTCTTTGCTTCCTCTGCCTTCGTGTCATCGGTATACTTGCTAGCCAATTTCCAATCGGCAATATCAAACTCTTCACCTTCTGCCTTGGAGGTGGAACACTTCAAGATTTCATTCTTGTAGGTACTGCCGTCAGAAGGATAAGTGGCATTGACCCACATATCATTCACGTCGTATGGTGGAACTGGCTGAGAGCCGAAGATACGTCTCTTTGATTTTGCATCTTTGAGTGCTTGGCTTGAATCTTCGATTGCCTTGGTCAGTTCCGTGTCTGTGATGATAATCCACTTATAGGTAGAGCCATCCTTGGCAAAGCGGTATGCCTTGCCCGTCTTGTTGTCATAGTAGAGGTCTCCCAAGTGGGTTTTCTTATCCTTGTCGGTAGTCCACCCAATGGCAGGTGCGTTGGATAGGGTAGGAACACCGTCATAGAACCAAGTCTCAATAGCTCCGTCTATCTGGTTTTGAAGGTCGGTAATCGTCTCCGATTTCTTGATAATGGTCTCAACGGCATTCTTATCCAAGCTCTTCTCGGTGATGTACTTATCCAAGGTCTTTCCATCGTAGGTGGACTTAATATCCAAGTCTCCCTTGATGGTTACTTTCTTCTTATCGCTATCATACTTGACGTAGGAATCACCCTCGTAATTATTGGCACTAGTAGGTCGGTCTCCGAAGTACATATCTCCATAGACGTTGAAGAATGCCTTGTTAGTCTGCTTATTCACACCATATTCCACATACTCCCTATTGGCAAAGGAATAGCTGTTGATGCCGTGATAGAGGCTGATGGATGGCGAATAGGTATCTACCGCCGAGAAGATAAGGCAGTTCTGACGTTCTACATCGGTTCTATTACCGCACTGGTTGAGCACATCACCTTTCGCAGGAACATCGCTTGCCGTAGCGCAATCGGTATCAGAGAGGTCGATATAATGATATTTCTTTCCTTCCAGTTCCACGGGGTCTTCATCACGACCGATTACCAATCGCCAATAGAAGTGATTGCCAGCCTTGTGATAAGTGCCCTTGCGAACATTGAATGATTCCGAGCGCACTTGGTCGTTAACCGCGAAGTCGTTATCTACCTCATCACCATCCTGCTCTGCTAAGAAATAGCAACGATAAGCCTTCTGTGACACATTATTATATGTCACAGTAACCTCTTCTACCTTATGAGCCACCACGCCGCCAGCAGGAGAGATTATCTCCTTACCACCGATGGTGGATGTTTTATTGATAACCAGCTCCTCGAAGATAGCCTTCATTCTTACCTCCAAGTAATCTGTGATAAGGTGCGAACGACCTTCTGCATCGGGAGTCCACGAGCCTCCACCGATAAGCAATCCCTGCAAGAACTTCTGAATCTTCTGAAAGGTGATAGTACCATTTGCGGTATCGTCTTTCAGTTTAGAGAGATACATTTTATCGGTTATACTAGCATTAAAGCTATTGGTATTACTACCACCAACCATGCTAGATAGAGATTTAACAGTTTCTCCTTTTACTGCATCAATAATCTGCTTCGTATCACTCTTTGTAACTTCCAACGAATTAACAAGCTCAATCTCAACTTCTGCCAGCTCATCGTTATCAACCTTTACAGAGTAGTTGCTGACGAAAACTTCGTGACTAATAAGATTTCCATCGCTATCCGAATCGCCCTGTATTTGTATTGACAGCTTTGCATTCTCGTTTAGCTTACTTGCAAAGTCAGGATTTTCTTGCAAGAATATGCGAGAAAACTTAACAGAGTAGTTGAACTGGTCTGTATTGTTTTCGCTCATGTGCTTGATAAGAGCATCATCGAGTCGTTTCTCTGCTGCCGTTACAAGAACCTTTGGAGGTTTGATGCCTGTGATAACAAACAAATCTCCCTTTTGCGGTTTAAATCCAGCACTCGCGTTTGGCATTATGATACCTAGAGTTGATGTGTCCTTCTGAACCGCAATCCATAACTCTTTCTGAGTTGAATCTTGGTTTAGCTTATCTTCGTAAGCATCGCTAGCGTTAGCAAAGATGTAGTCATTCTTATCTGTGCGAACTGGTTTTAAGTTTCCATTTTCATCGACACTTACACAGTTGTAGCACTTCGAATTGTCAGCACTCGGTTGATTGTAAATCACAAATGAGCATGCAGGGCATCCGTTACTCTTGATGAGGTTTATCTTTGCAGGTTCACTAGCCAAAGCATGAGCAAACAAGTCAAAGCCAAAATCACCATTAAACTTATGCAACTTTATATAGAAATAGCTATGAATATATTTTCCGTCACTATCCTTTACATCACTATCAGCACTATCAAAAGCAATATCTGCAATCTCTCCGAATAGCTGTCCTTCTGCATTTACAATTCCTTTTATAGTTGGCTTTATATCACCAAAAGTAACAGTTCCTTGATGAGGATTTCCTTTCTTGTACAAGTTTACAAACTCGTAATATCCACTACCGCTTGGCAACTTGTGGGTGTTATTCAAAGCATAATAGAAACGCTCTGCACCTTTCGTGTTACGATATATAGAAGGCATAAGTACCGATGATGGTGCAATCCATTTTCGACCTGTTACAGACACTTGTACTGCATCATCCTCTGTTCCAGTATAGATTTTATCAAACCCATAAATACCTTCGTCATTTTTTCCGAAGTTATAGTCATACTCTACATATTTTGCAGATGCTATTCCGTTAACATAAATACCAGAATTGTCAAGAGGAATATAATTATCACCATTTTTCCAACTATATTCTGAATTTGTGTCAAGAGAAAAAACTACATCACCACTAAAAGAAACCTTCCATGCACTTGAACCATAAAATGTTCTTTTTCCGTCCATAGTGAACACTTTGCAGTTGTATGAAAATATTGCATCAATATCAATATAGAATGTTCCATCTTCTGCAAATTCAACACTACATGCATCACCCAAGTTAGAATCAGTACATACGTTTTTATAAAGGTCGTGATATGTTGTGTATATATTTATGGTTCTTGTTGCACTTGATAGGTTTGTTATATTCTCTTTTTTTTGAATATAGTCAAACAGCTCAAAATTAAACGAGATTTTAGAGAAATCTATAATCTGACCTTTCTTTACATTTATTTTTATACTAACCCAAAACCAACATTTAACCTTTGGATTTTGACTATTGTCAGCTTGCGTAAGATTCTCAGGAGAATAAGTATCTCTTACATATAATGTAGACACATCAACATTTCCTTCGTACTTTCCCTTCTTACTCTTAAAAAGAACAAGATTATCGTTATATTTTGAATATCTCAAATAATCCGATAACGTAACATCTACATGCTCACTTGCTATATTTTTTGCGTCAAATATAGCCTCACCGAACTCATCATCATTAGGATAGTAATATGGCAGGTTATCAGATGAACCGTAACCTGTTATCATGTCAACTATCTTATAGTTCGCATTCTCCTTTGATACGGATATAAGGGCATCACTACTACCATATTTTATAGGTGTATCGGTTAAGTCGTGCTGTACCTTGCCGACATGGCAAACGTTGCCATCCCAGTAGTAATCAAGCTCAAAAGTTGTGTTGATAAGTTGTAAAACATCAGTCAAATATTGGTCTTCAAATGATACTTCCTTAACTTCATCTGTTCCATATCCTTCGTCAACAACAACGTAATATCCCTTGTATTCATCTGTAGGACGATACAATCCACAATATGCCATTGAGCTATTGACGCGAGCAACAAACTCATGGATAGTTCCACCAAACGTGAACTTTGTCTGATTTGAGCGGTATCTATCTTTGTTCTGTGTATCAACATCATCAACGACAACATCAAAGAACAGAGTGTTATCAAGTAATTCTCTTCTAGATGTGAAAGTGATTTCACTCTTCCACATTCTAGACGAATTATCCTTTGTAGAGTTTGGTGTATAGGACGCAAAGAATCTATCGCCATTGTACTCCACGAACTCTTCCTTCTTCCATTGCAAAGGCTCAGAAGAATATATTGTAGCAGTAAGGGTAGGTGCTCCACCCATACGCTTTGCATCGTATGTATATGATGATACAATAGCAGGGTTAGCTTCCGATGGGAACAAACCGATAATCTCATTACCAGTGTTCTCATCGTAAGTCAACTTCTGTATGTATAATGATTCTGCCTTCATGTTTATTCTTTATTGTTGTCTGTATTCTTTGTCCTTGCGGTAATCTCAGCTTGTTTTTCGGCACGTTCATCTGCCTCTTCTTGCTGAGTCTGCAATCTTACTTCCTCGTCAGGTGCAGAAATAGTATTCTTTTCAACACCAGTCTTAGTAGAAATCAAACCTGCACCGCTCAATGTACAAAGCATCTGATTCCATGCACTTTCATCGAATGGCTGCCAAGGCTTAAATGATGTGCTGATTCTCATCTGCTTAAACTCAGTAATTGCAGTAGGATTCTCGCCGCTTGCAACCAACTGCTTTGCCAATCCTTCCTTGAACAGTCTTGAATGCTTGCTGACGAAATTCTGCCACTCAATAGCTGCATTGTTAGCCTCCTCAATATCCAAAGAGCGTGTCATTTGAATTGCCAAACCGCTTATATCGCCACTAGACTTAATATCCTTCGGCAAGATAAATGTACATCCTGTAGCAATCTGCAACTGGTCGAGAATTGACTGCATGAACTCAATCATGTTGTTTGGAGAAGGTGGAGTCTTAAACTCTGCGCTGCCATTTCCTTCAATGCTTGTATCATTCAGTATGATAGAACCAGCAATCTTCTTTGCGGTTTCATTGAGCTTACCCTTGATATAAAGGATTCCCCATCCGTGACGTTTTTGGATGACCGCAAACAGATTATAGATAATCTCGAATAGCTCGATAAGGTCTTGACCGTTATTCCAAGCAACATCACCACGTTTTGTAACAAGTGGACTCTCCGAGAATCCGTGTTCTTCCTTGCTTTCCAAGCACCATCCTTTCAGTACTTCGTTTGTATCAACGTCTTGAACGAATACATCTGTAAAATGATAATGATATGTCTTGTCGTATGCATCAATATGTCTTACATTATCCTCTGTGCGATAATACACGCAATCAAGAAGCGGTTCTCCATTATCGTCTTTGTGTGTGATAATCTGATAGCCATCTTCATACGAGAATAGCCTACTTTTTACTTCGTTATCCTCATTCATGTAAACGAGTAAGCCCACATCACCATAACTCTGCTGAATACGTATAGCTTGCATTTCGATACCATCCTGATTTGTCTCTTTCCAATGCCACTTGAAATCGGCAAAGTTCTTTTTGAGCTTATCAGTCGGATTGCTGTCATGCAAGATATGATTACGTTTATTACCACCTAAACAAAGAGCCTTCTTGTCAACAATACGCTGTTGCATAGGAATGCCAAACTTCTTAAACTCAATCTCGCAATAACTGCCATCATCAAGCTTGCAGCATATAGAAGGTAAGTTTGTATCAAACAATACCCTGTGAGAATAAGGGTCTAACTCCTTTGCAAAACGCTCTTGGCTAACAACTATCTTGCTGATATTCGGAAGCTGTGCCTCTTTACGGAAGTTTGTCTTAATATCCGAACCATCAGAAGAATCATTGATGGTAATAGAGCGCGAACCCCTCAAAAACGGCTTTTTCAGAAGCAATTTCTGAGGATTCTCCAAAAAATCATTAATTATATCTTGTCTCTTTCTACTCATCGTTATTGTCGTTTAATGATGGTTTAACATCGTTGCTATTTTGTGAATCGTTGTTCTCTTGTGGGTCAATCAATCCATAATGTCTGCAACAAGCTTTTTTTGAAGCCCAGTAGTTACATTCTCTGTTTGTAGTAGGACAAACAATATCGTGTTTGCTTGGTACTACGATGATTCGCTTCTGCTTCTGTGGCTCTTCCATTTCAAATTTGTCATTCAGCTTTACACGTATATCAGTCTGCATCTTCAATGCATCTTTCGGTTCAAGATTTCCGTCACTAAGAGCTTGGTCTATCTTGTCAAGCATTTTGAGAAGCTCATTTTTGTTCTCTTCCTTGGTAATAGCGTTGTTATTCACATTGCCGATACCGAAAGGTTCTAGAACATCTAGCAGTTTCTTGAATCGTGGAGTTTCGTAGAATTTCGCGGCATCCTTTTCACTCTTACGATAAGCAAGACGATACGCTAAAGTCTTATCTTCCAATGCGTCACAGAGGATAGCAAACACAATGTCTTTCTCATCGCATTTATCCCAGTCAATCCGCACGGATTCAAGAATCATTTTTATATTTTCTTTTTTCAGCATATATTCTAAAATTAATAGTACAACGTATCATCATAAATACTCTGAGCATTAGGATTTTTTTCTTCAACTTCTTTCTCTGCAAGTCTGAATCCCTCCTGTAGCTCGCTACCATACTCCATATTCAAACATGGGTACATTCTCATTGCGCAAGGGTCAAGCAAGTCCATAGAACGGTCTTTTCCAAGATTTCTGTTCATTTCCTTCTTGCTCTGCAACTTCTTCTTTCCGCTCGGCATCTTGTCAAAGCGAACTACTGCGCATTCTTCCATGAACTCATTCTGCATTGAAACTCTGTATTTGAGGTTTTGATGCGTATAAACCGCATTTGCAACCTTATCAGAGAATGTAAGCTGTCCTCGCTTAATCATGTAGCTCAGTCGCAAGTAACATAGGTCTTTTATTGTCATAGCTGACAAGTAATAAACTCCCATTGCCTTTGCTGCTGATATGTAAGGGATAGCATCTGGTATATAGTCGTTGAAATACCTACCTGCCGTGGCATCATAGATAATATGGCTCTCTGCTACTCCCTCGTTAGCCGCAAACAGCCTAGCTCTTTCAGCATTGATTCGCGGTGTTGAATGCATAACGATTTCGTAATTGACAACGTGGAATCCATTCCACGACAACATCAGAGTATTATCCTTTCCGAAATCTGCCAAGTCGATTGTTATCCATTTGTCACCATTTACGGCTGGGTCTTTAACGAAACAATCTCTTGCCGCTTGGCTTGGAATCGGAATATCCTCTTCTTCTTCGGGGTCAACATTGAAGTTACCCTCCATAAGAGCTTGTGCCATTCTGCCGCCCGATGCCGCTACAGAACCTAAATAGCCAGAGTTGTTTTCAAGCATCTTCTTGTTTGAACCAAGTTTACCTTGATAGAAAACAAAACTCTTAATCATTACTTCATATCCAAAGTTGCCGCCAATGGTTTTAAGCTTTCTGTCTATATCTATCTTACATTTTTCATAGACTTCTCGCTTAGACATTCCCCAAACAACATCCTTAACAGTCGGTCCTGCACAATAGAAGTATCTGACTACACCATCACGCTCTGGGATGATAAAACCGTCTGAGCCAATATACCAATCAAGAAATATTCTCGTCCAGTGGCTACGCTTCGGGTTAAGTGTTGCAAAGAACTTACCTGTAAACGTCTTGCTCTGACCTCTGTTTCGGGTCATAACGTATGAGAAAACTTCCCAAGTCATCTCCGTCAACTCGTCAATCGCAATCAAATCGTACTCCCATCCTTTCGCGCGCTCTCTCAACTTATCCATATTGGAATCGTCAAGATACGTCAAATCGACAAACGTTCCATTCGGAAATGTAACGCGCGGATTCTCGCTCTCTCTGATTTTCACATAATCAGCTCCGAATATCTGTTTAAACTTCTCTACGAATCCTCCACCTGCTTTTTGATTACCAAGTGAACGGCGTGAAATCATTGCACGAAAATCTGGGTCGGTCATTAACGGCTCTGCCATCGCAAGTACAAGACCATACGATTTGCCTCCTCCGAGATTTCCGCCACCAAAAACAACGTCAACGTTGCTACTTGCAAAGGACATTTGAAAGCCCTCTTGTGGTCTGATTTCTACATCTTTATTCGTGTTCATGCTGCAAAGATACCTAATTTATAATATATAATAGAGTGAAATTAATTCTATATTTGTTACGTAACAAATAGAGTTTCTAAAAACCTATAAATCACCACATTATTTAATTATCTTTGCAGCAGAATTTTAAAAATTAGTAATATGAAGTTTACAAAACAACAACTTTTAGACACCCTAAAAGCAAAACTCACTGCAAACGGAAAACACCTTTCCATCAGTGAAAAGACAATCAAGAGTTTGAGTGATTCCCACTTTGACCTCTTAGTTGGTGAAGATACAGAGTTAGATGATTTGGTGAAGAAGATTTTGCCGCAGTATGTTTCCCTTAACGGCAACTACGAGAAGGACAATGCCGACTTCATCAAGAAATGGAACGATGAGCATCCCGACACCAAGCCAAATCCAAAGGATGATAACAAAGAGCCTTCGGATGTTGAAAAGAAGCTTTTGGAACGCTTGGAAGCTCTAGAGAAGAAGGATGCCGAACACGAAGCATCTAAGCTTGTATCACAGAAACGTAGTGAACTTCTCGCCAAGTTCAAGGAGAAAGGCATCAACGACAGCAAATGGATTGACAAGTACATGAACAAGTTGAACATCACTAAGGACTCGGACATCGAGCAGGAATTTACGGATGCAGAGGAGTTCTACAATCTCTCTCATTCGAAGCCAAACAACAACACTCCAGGTAGTGCTGGCGGTGGTGACAATGACAAGGCTGACGATTTCTCAGATGTTGTGGGTATCGTGAACCCTGACGCAGGCGAATAACATTATTCATTCACTATTAAACAAATTTACAAATTATGGCAGCAGCAGATGATTTCTATTTGAAGCATGGATATGGCGGTCACTTTGGCGGTCGTACACTCATCCAAGCACATGGTAAGATTGGCGGTCATAGAAGCGTTTTCATTAACCTCGTAAGCGGCAACAAGGACGCATTCGTTTACCCTCCTTTTGGTGGTGTTATCACAAATCCGTTCAAGGGTCGCGCTAAGGCTTACGCAGGTGATTTTTGCGAGTATGACCCAGACACTTACGGCAAGAATGGCGGTCAGACCGTCAAGATTTTGAAGTATTACGAGTTGGCAAAGGATGTCACAGCAGAAGACTTGACAATCAATCTCGTAGATGATGGCTACCATCACATTCCTTTTATCGGTGATAACATTATGGTCGCTCCATCAACTCTTACTGGTACTGGTACTGGTCTTACAGTTACAGGCGTAACCAAAGGCACAGAAGGTGGTGCAAACGTATTTATCGTAACTCTCGGTACAGCTTTTGGCGCAACCGCAAAGAAGGGCGATATTCTCGTTGAGGCAGCAAAGGCAGGTGCGAAGACTACAGCAATGGTTACCAATCCTAACGCTTACTTCGATAAAGATAACGACTTCTTCTATGACCCTAACTTGTCAACCAATGTTGAAGAAGGTGAGGGTGCTCAGTACTCTTATACTCCAGCATTGATTAAGGATTCAAGAGTAATCTTGAACTTGGCAAAGTGCAACAAGCTTCCACCAGCCGTACTTGCGATGAACACAAGAACAGAGAACGGATGGTTCGGATTCTAACCGCTCCAATTCAATAGGATAACAATAGGATAACATATCATTAATTTAAGTATTCAGGATATGCAACAATGTGATTTTAACAATTCGAGATACGCCAAGTTGTTCTCTTCTAAGGATAACATCAACTTTCTGAGAACCTTCTTGAACACCAAGGGGTTGCTCTATACTAACTATGGCTGGTATCTCACACAAGGTCGTAGAGCTTCTATGCCTACACCTACAGACTACGATGGCGTGGCTTCATTCAGCATCAAGTCTCGCAAGGCAGAGGCAGCTCCTTTGATGCACCTTCGCGCTCCACTTGGTGATGCTCCAGAAATGGACAACGAGGGCTTGGAGATGTACACAGGTACAATTCCAGACTTCATCGGTTACAAGTGGTCTGAAAACGCAAGACAACGCGAGTACAAAGAGAAACTTTTTGAACAGTTCGGCAACGATGCAGACCTTATGGCTGCTTGGGTGCGCGATGTTGTTCAGGTAGGTAAGAACTCAGCAGAGGCAACACTCTCTAACTTGACAGCACAGATTATGACAACTGCAAAGATGAGTTGGAAGGGCAAGGGTGAAGGTTTGCAGCAGTTCTTGCAGAAGGTTGAGCCATTCCCAACAGAGAACCGCAAGAAAGCTGGTGCAAAAGCTTGGACTGACCCAGACTGCAACCTTATCTCACAGATGAGAAAGATTGAGGACGATTATCGCGATGAGCGTGGCGGTACTGAGATTTCTCTCGTATGGAAGATGACTCGCAAGATGTACCGTGATGTATTCTTGCAGAACAAGGAGGTTAAGGAGTGGTATATCAACTGGTGCAAGGCTCACGACCGCGCATATACTGCTAACATGCAGATTTTGGACGAGGACTTCAAGAAATCACTTTCCGACATGACAGGTCTTTCTCCTATCGAGATTGTCGTTGAGAAGGAGCGCAACAAGACTGTTACAACTGACACGTTCGTGCAAGGTTGGGATGATAAGATTGTTGTACTTTGCCCTACTGGTGATAGCGTTGAGTTCAAGTGGACTCCTATCTACGACCAGACACTTCAACAGAAGTATGGCGCAAAGAACATTGATGTTTCTTGGGCTTCAATCGCTGACGGACTCGTTACCGTAGGAAACTACGCAATGGATAACGGTCAGTTCCGCGAGTGGCAGACTAAAGTCATGATGTCGGCTTGCCCTGCACTTCTCGACTTTATGAACCACGTAATCATTGATACCTCAACAGCAGGTAATTAATGGTGGTTCACTCACAATATACGATAACATTTAATTCATTTATCTCTCAATGGCAGCATCGAAGTTTGACATATTGGACTATCTGAGCGGCATGACTAACTTTGTCTTTGACAAATCGGCATTAAACAATGTCGCTTTGGATTGCGGCGTTTCTGATGTTGAGTCTTATTTGGACTTGACAGAAGAACAGAAAGACAGATGTAAGATTGCACTCTTGGAAAAGATTGTATTCGGTGTCTATCAGACAGCATCGACCACAAATCAACATGGCGCATATACTCTTACAGTAGGTGCTCAGACCATTACATCGGCTGCATTGCTGAGTATCAAATCAGAACTCAAAAGACTTTACAAGAAGTATGGAGAGGATGATAAACTTGATGCTCTCAATGAAACCGATGGAGAGGTTAAATGGATTGAAGAAACAGATTGGTAAGCTATGTACACTGACAGAAATGCTTTGGATGAATATGCCTATCATGGTGTGTTCTACCGCTCGGAACAAAAGCCGAAAGAAGATGGTGACCTTATCGGAGACGGTGGGGATATGTTAGGCGATACTGATACTAGTGCAGATGAGTCAGAAACAGAAAATGTAGGAACTATCATTTTTGAAACTGATTGCGATATTCAGGAAACCAATAAGCTGTTTAATTCGGGCGTAGTTACGTTAGGATATACAATCTATTTTCCGATGCCAACGAAAGAAGGAGAAGACGGAAAAGATGAAGAATATATTCCTGAAGGTTTGAATGCTGGCATTCGTTTCCGTGGGAAGATGTACGGAATGGACGTTGACGGAATGGTTATTGGCGTTTATCCGACACAAATGCACGGATGTGTAGCTTACATCAAGGGTACTGATATTTAGTTTTTTCATCATAAGGTAAAATGTATTTAGGATAACAAGGTATGGCACAGAGGATTAATCGCAGATTGTCTCGAATTGAGAATTTCTTTTCGATGCTTCTTACTAAGGGAAAAATCTCAGACAACATATTTGTTGGAGAATTACCACCTACAACTAGTAAGAACTGGGATGATTTTGTCAATGTGGACGTAGGTCAGCAAAGAGATTATGGCGGTTATTCTTCTGGCTATGCTAACATTTATCTCTATGCAAGACCAAAAGGTACTCCACTTAGAAAGAATGTAAAGTTACTTGACAAGATGGAAGGCATTCTTGACAAAATCATTAATGAATCAAGAGACGCAAACTATACAATCAGTACATTATACCGTGATAGCGGATATGACTCAAACCGCCAGTTTCATTTTCTGATGATTTCTGTTTCGGTTATTGTACGTTAATTATTTCATTTATTTAGGATAACAATTTAAACTCATAACAATATGGCAACGAAAGTTACAAGTACAGGCGCAGGTGCAATCAAGCTCTCTAAGCCTTCACACATTATTGTTCGTCCGTTCAATGGCGATGCGGCTGGTGACGATTATTACGATTTGGACGATGTTGTTCGCGACACCACATCTATCTCTCAGGACGATAACGATACTACCGATATTGAGCGCGAGACTTCTGATACTCCTATCATGTCTATCGTGACAACTGGTAAGTATCAGTTTGCTGCCGAGGTTGCAGATACTCAAGCTCCTGTATTGACTGCATTGTGCGGCTTTACAAAGGGTACTGATGGTAAGATTTACGCTCCATCTGGTTACAAGCTGATGTATGCAGAGGTCGCTGTTGTCTTCGACAACGCAGACGGCACTACACACACAGCATTGATTCTGCCTAAATTGCAGCTCAATTCCAAGACAACTATCGAGTCTCTGAACTCTAACTTGGCAAAGGTTGCACTTGCTGGCACAGGTCAGTTGGTTGATGTTAAAGATGGCGGTGTAACTCGCAAGACACCATTCTACATTGACCCTGCATACACATTGCCAGTTGCTGGTGCATAGTGTAGATTCTTCAACAATTCTCGACTATATACAAGGGGCGGCGGCTTTAATGCTGTCCGCTCCTTTTTAAGTTTTATCATTTATGGCTGAAACATTATACAAAAAAGCATTAAAGCTTATTACGAAGGAATTAGACAAGGATGCAAAGAATGTGTTAAGAGAATGTATTCAGGAAATTACGTACACACATCGAACATACAACCTCTATGATTCTTACGGATATGGCATTTATGTCGAAGGCAAGCTTGAAAAGATAGGCTACTTATCATCCTCACCAAAAGCATCCAAAGGCAAGAATTGGTATGGAGAAGAAATTAAAGGTCGTGAGGCGATAAACGAATATCTCAAAAACGATTATTCCCCTAGTGGAGTAATTGATTTGGCAGTTGTTGCGACTATGCCATACGCTAAGATATTGGAAGATGGCGGTGGAAATCTGAAACAATCTTACAGAGTCATTTCCATGTCGTTTCAAAAGCTACAAAACCTATCCAAGAAGTATAATGGAACAGTAAGTGTGATTAGAAAGTAATTCATATATATGGGAAAAGTATATAGAGCACAAAAAGACCCGAATAAGGCTAAGAAACAAGCTATAGAAGACGAGAATAAGGTGTTACCTAGTTCTCCTCTATCTGACGCAGCAATGGAACGTCTTGCGCAAATTATGAATGATTCTCCTACAATTGTAAAACTACAAGGTACAGAGTGGGAGATAAGAGCATTGAAGCCCGGCACTCAATGGATGATAGCAGAGGAGGCTTGCAAGATTGTCAAGGGCGAAAACTTATCAATGGGTGATGTTATCAAGGAGTTTGCTATCAACATTCCATCTGTGGCAAGAGTAATTACACTATCCTTGCTCAATGACAAGAAACGCATTGATTCTGAGGAATACCAACAAGTTTACGACCAGTTGCTTTGGGGAGACTATGACATCAAGGATTGGGCAACATTACTCGTTGAGATTCTCAATTTGCTAGATGTGGATTTTTTCTTCGCGAGTACCAATGTGATTCAGACCGTCCGCAATCAAGCTCTGATGAGGAAGAGACAAGCAGCCGAATTATCCCGTCACGAACAGAATACGGACAAATGATAGATTTCTTACGTGCCAACACATGGTGCTCGCAAGAAGAATATAAGTGGAGAATGACCGTTCCGCAGATTCGCCTTGCGTCTATGGATTTTACTCATATAGAGTATATATCGTCAGATAAAGACAAAAATCAGAAGAACGACAAATTAAAGAATGCAAAGGTAATCAATGGTGCAGAGGATTTACGAAATCTCAATGACCTTGGAATACCTATTTTATAAACTCTTAAACTTTTGAATTATGGCAGATTCAGCATTAGGCAGTGCTCTTTTTATACCAGAGTCTGCATTGAAGAAAATCAAAGAGGCTGATGATAAGTTGCAGAAGTTACAAGATACGGCTAAAAATACCGCGTCTAGTGTAACACAATCTTTCAAGGATATGTCTGTTGGTACTAAGCCGTTCCTTAATTCTTTAGACCAAGTTATAGCAAAACTCGCAACAATCAACGCATCTGCTTCAAATGCAAGCAGTGGTATCTCAAACGTAGGTGCGAGTGCAGGTAACATGAACAATAACATTACGTCAGCAGCACAGAACATTCAAAATATGGTAGCACAGCTATCTAAGATGAATGGTTCTGGCACTAGTGGTATTATGCAAGCGGCACTTGCATTTCAGAGATTACAGGAATCGGCAAAGGGTGCTAGCGGTATGAATATTGCTGAGTTAAAGCAAGAAATTGGTTCTATTGAAAGTATGTTGCGAGATACAACACAAAATCTCACCAAGGCAGACCAAGATGCACTTATTAAGCGAAAGAAGTCATTACAGGATGAGTTACGATACCAGCAGCAGATGTATAATGAACGTGCTGTTGCTTTTCAGAAGGCTCTCGATAAGATGGTGAGTGCAGAACAATCTTACAACAACAAACAGAGAAAGGCATACGCCGATAGAGCAAAAGACTATCAGACGAGAAATAACAAGGCAAACACCACATATCAAGGCGCGCTTGATTTCTCTGCTACTGCAAATACGCTCAATCGCCAAGTACGCGCTATAGAATATCTGAAAGAGGCTCGTATGAAGTTGTCTCAAACCGATGCTGATTATAAGCGAAAATTGGATATTCTCAATGCTGCCATTGAGCAACATAACAAAAACTTAAAAGAGGCTGGTGTTAATTCTCGCGCGTTGACAGAACAAACATCATATATGGCTGGATATATGTCACGTTGGGCACAGCGTATGGCATTTGCATTCTCAGTGGGTTCTATCAAGAATTTTGTCGAGCAGATTGCATCAGTCAGAGGTCAGTTTGAACTTTCAGAGCGTTCACTCGAAGCTATCTTGCAGAACAAACCAAAGGCAGACGAGATTTTCAATAAGACTGTAGAACTTGCCGTTAAATCACCTTTCCGTATCAAGGACTTGGTGGATTACACACGACAACTTTCCGCTTACCGAATTGAGTCTGATAAACTTTATGATACAACCAAGCGACTTGCCGATGTTTCAGCAGGTCTTGGCGTTGATATGGGAAGACTTATCCTTGCATACGGACAAGTCAAGGCTGCTGCATACCTTCGCGGTTCTGAGGTTCGTCAGTTTACTGAGGCTGGCATCAATATGTATGGTGAGTTGCAACAATACTTTAAGGAAGTTAAGGGAGAAGCGTACACGACCGCACAGATTGTTGATATGATTTCCAAGCGTAAGGTTACATTTAAGGATGTTGAGGCAATATTCCAACGCATGACCGATAAGGGTGGAACATTCTACAATATGCAAGAGATTCAGGCTGAAACTCTCCAAGGTAAGATTTCCAACTTGAAGGATGCTTTCGATGTGATGCTTAATGATATTGGCAAGGCTAACGAGGGCACAATGAAGGGAATGGTAAGCTGGGGTACTTCTCTGCTTGATAATTGGAAGACTCTTGCAGAGATAGGAAAAGCTCTTATACCTATTCTTATTGCCATAAAAGCTAATTCTATGTTTACAAAGACTAGTCTAGGACAAGCTTTTTCGCAAGCATCTGGCACAGGTATCGTGAGATACAAGGCTCTTTTCGTAAATTCCTTAGATGGAATGAAAAAAGCTCTTAAAGATTTTGGCGGTCTCGTTAAAAGTTCATTATCAGGTATAGGCGTAGGTCTTGCTATTTACGCTGTAGCAGAAGTAATAACTACCGTTTACGATAAGATTTCCAAGTACAACGAAAATGTACGTAAGGCAGAAGAAGAAACCATAAAGGCAAAGGGCGCAATAGGTGCTTTAGCTGGAACGTACAACGACCTTGCAAATGCAGCCACAAATGCAAATGGCAAATTAGAAGGAAAGGATTTAGAAAAGAATGTCGAAGATAGACGTACAACGTTACAAAAGCTTATTGATGCAGCATCAAAAGACGGACTGACTTTCAAAATCAATGTAGATAGTCTCGATGTAAACCAACTTAATACTACTTTCAGTAAGGTTGAAAAAGAGTATAAAAATTTCGTTGATAACATGGAGATTCTCAGAAGAAACTATGCAAAGAATGATGCAAAGAATACTTGGTTTACTGATGGACTTGATGATGATGCAGACGATTACAAAGATGCTGTGATTGATGCTCTCGCAAAGTCTTCGCAAATGGAGAGAGTTGTAGCAAACATTAACGCAAACTATAAACAAGCCACTTCGACCACGAAGAAATACTTTGATGAGATACGTGCAGGTCAAAAGGATAACGAATCCAACATTGATTATATGACACGCATGTATGAGTTGATAAAGAAAATCAACATAACACAAGGCGGCAGCGACTATAAAATGCCATCTTTCATTGGTACTTCGCAAGCTGATTTCAATGACATTATCCGTGCGATGAACAGCGTACAAAATAAGGCGCAAGAATTGAACAGCGAGTTTGATAATGTTTTTGCAGGCATGAAGGATGCGTTCAAAAACGACCCAATAAAGATACAAGCATTTATTGATAAAATTGCGGCAGAGCGTGATTGGAATCAATACGAGAGAGACCTTGCTTATAGACACTTTGGTATCAATGTATATATTGATAAAGCCAATATGGAGAAGCAAGTATCTTGGGTTGATGATTATATTAATGATTTCTTTGCAAAGAAAAAGTATGGTATTAGCCTCGTTGTCAAAGAAATTGATGACGATAAGGCTTTTGAAGGCTTCCTTGGGAAAGGAGACCAAGCAGCAAAGGCTGCAAAATCTTGGAAAGAAGTTGAAAAGAGACTCGCCGCGGTTGGCAAAAACTCGCCTACAATAACAGTTGATGATACTATCAGAAAGATATTCAAGGCTGGTGAAATTGGAGCAAACCAAATGGTAATTTCTGTAGCCAAGGTGAGAGCCAAGGTTAGGGAATTGAAGCAAGCCGCGACTCAGCAAGCGTTAGCTTTGGGTGTTAACCCTTTTGAGGGTGATGCTAAAAAAAATAGAATCAAGCAAGATAAGGCACAAAGAGACATCTTGCAAGAGCGTATTTCCCTGTTAAAGGATATGAACTCTAAATACAACGAGTTGATTAAGACGGAATCAAAAGAGACCGCATTATCTGCTACTCGTAAGTATTTTAAAGAGGCTGCGCAAAATGTAGGATGGAAAGCTTCTGATATTCTGCCAGACGATGCATCTGTGGCAAAACGCATTCGTGAGATTGGCTCTCAGTACAAGGAATTGACAAAGCGAGGTAACGCATTCCGCATTTCGGCAGACATTGATTTGAAAGTTTCTGAGAAGGAATACAACAAATTAAAGGATGATATATCTAGAAATGTCAATGATGCATTCTCTCAGATGGACTTGTACAAAAAACTGAAAGATGAGGGTATGTCTGATGAGCTTATTAAGTCTATGTTTGGAGACCTTACGAAGTCGTTTGATGAAGTACAGGAAGACATAAATAATGAGTTTAATAAGTATATCATCAAAGACTACGAAACTCATTATGGTAAGGATTTCACAAAATGGGGCGATAAGGTTATTCAGCAATACAACTCTGATTTGGAGAATACCGCCGAAGTCATAAGGAAAAAGTTCTCTGGAAGTGATGTCGAAAAAGAATATCTCAATCAGACACAAAAGCTCAATCAGAAAATCAAGCAAGACACGACTGATACTGCCCAAAAACTCTTCAAAGAGTATAAACAACGCCTGTCAGACCAGTTGCAGCTTGATAGGAAATATATCGCAGATAGAACATCAATAATGAAGAATTTCTCTGACCCTGAAACTCAGAAGAAATTACTTGATAATATTGACTTGGACTACAAAAAGAAGACTGGCGAAAATACTTGGAAAGATTTCAAAAATAGCGACATGTATGTTCGTCTGTTTGATAATCTAGACAAAGTTTCTTCTAAGGCACTTGATGCAATGGCAGAAAGACTGCAACAGTTGCGTACAGAGCTTAGAGACCTAGACCCAACAGAGTTGAAGACTATTGCAGAACAGATTAATAAGGTCAATGAAGTTCGCAATTCACGCAATCCTTTCAAGGCTTTCACTAGTGGACTTAAAGAAATGATTAAGGCTAACAAAGACTTAAAGGAGTCTGGCGGCGTGGATAAATACGTAGAGCTTAACGGACTTAGAGCAGATTTGACGAGCAAATTGCAGAACCAAAATGCTTATGTTGAGTCTTTGGAACAGGAATATAACGAACTGACAAAGAATAAGGATGCGAACGAAAGCGTTGTTACAACCTTAAAGTTGAAGTTAGCAACCAACAAAAGCATTCGTGATTCTTTGAAATCTCAGTTAAACCTCACCGATGAGCAGATTACAAAGCTCGGAACGATTATGACTGAGGAAGAGCAGGCGAAAGCTAAGTTCTCAAAATCCGTGACGGATATTACGAGTGTTGTATCTACGATGGCAACAGCATTCAATGGATTGTTTGAAGCTTTGGGCGGTTCAGATGAACAACTCGAAAACACTCTTAGTGTCGTTGACAATATCGGTCAGGCAATCGGTTCGTATTATAGCAAAAACTATGCAGGTGTTGTATCGGGCGCAATGGGCGCGCTTACAGGCGTAGCTAAACTATTTAGCAACGAAGGAAAGATTGATAAGGAAATTGCACGCCAAGAACGCGCTGTAAATTCCTTGCAACACGCTTACGAAAAGCTTAAAAAGAGTATGGACGATGCCTTTGATACACAAAGGCTCTACGAATATAACAAAAAATCGGTCGATGCCCTTAAAAAGCAGCAGAAGGCGTACCAAGCAATGATTAACGCAGAGCGCGGTCGCAAGAAACCTGATGAAGGTAAGATTCAGGAATGGGAACAGCAGATTGATGATTTGAACACAACAATCCAAGAATTAGGTGAATCTATGACAGAAGCACTTGGCGGTTTCGGTTCTCAGTCTAACTATAAATCTGCTGCTGAAGCTTTCTCGGAAGCGTGGGTAGATGCTTTCAATGAAGGTAGTGATGCACTCGAAGCACTCAATAATAAGTTTGATGAGTATTTCAATACAATGCTCACCAAGCAGTTAATGAATAGAGCTACTTCAAAATACATTCAGCCTATCCTTGAAGCATTCGACAAAGCGGTATCTGAGGGCAGCGAAGGTGGAAACAATGGTCTTGACGTTACCAAGAAAGAACTCGAAGGTATCAAGGAACTGAAAGACAAGAACCTTGCATTATTCAATGAGTATGCAAAGAACTTGATGGATGTTCTCAACGTCAAACCTACTGGCAGTTCAAATATCTCTGCTTTGCAGCAAGGTATTCAGTCTGTTACGGAATCAACCGCACAGGCGTTGGAATCGATACTGAACAGCCTACGATATTATGTAGCCACTCAACAAGCAGACATTCGTATCATCCGCGACACTCTGTTAGAGAAGCTCGGCAATAGTATCAGCGCGATAACACAAGATACATCAAGCAGTCCTGTACTCATTGAGTTGAGATTGCAGACAACAATACTTACCGATATTCGCGACACCTTGGCTAGCTGTGTAAAGGGCGGTCACAAGCAAGGAAGAAATGGTATCAAGGTATTTATGAATTAGTTTTCAGTGTTCTATATATAAAATTAGGGCAAGCTCGGTTTCACAACTGAACTTGCCCTTTTTAATCAACATAAATCTAACTAAACCTTAACTAATATAAAAAGTAAAATTACACTTTATGTCTGTGTTGTACCGCCGTACACTCTAAGAACTAGAAAATAATATAAATATTTTTACCAAACTTTGCTATTTAAATGAGCTGTAAGACGTTATTTTTGTTCATCCTTACAACTATTCCAATCTGATACATAAATCGTTCCTAGCGTCATATTTGCGTCATCGTAGCCAATGATTTTAACATCATTATCCTCTCCGTACTCTACAAGGTCACATTTTCCTTTGCATTCAATGCGAACTTCACTCTTTCCGCACACATAAATGCGAGTAACCATATTCTCAGGAACTTCAATTTCCAAATCCTTGCAGTACGCGACAAGAATAATCGTAGAGCGCACCTTGATAACTCCATGAGTACCTATATACATTTCGCTAGTATATCCGTGCTCGTTACATTGGTAGAATCCATTGGCAAACTCACCAAACTCTTTCAAAAGGTACTCTTTTGACAATCCCCATCCGAAAGCAATAGAATCAGCCATAAACTCAATTCCGTTTGAATCAAGAGCTATATTTACCAATTCTCGCTTACTCGCGGCAGAATCCCATTTACCCTTATACTCTCCGCACAATCCCAGTCTCAGAGCATTGCGCTTCAATGTTAATAATTCATTACTATTCCCCATACCATTCTCTCAATCTATCGTTAATTAAAGTGTTCACATACGCATAGGTTTTGTCGTAACCGACAAGTTCGTGACACTTGCGGACACACCGCATAGCAGATTTCTCATTGATGTCCGCGCGCTGTGCGATAACGGCATAGGAAAAACCATAGCGATTGTGCAGAACGTCAAGAACAAAGTTCCTTGCTACCGCTCTCGCAAAAGGAATGTTAGTATTGCCGACATATAAATCGTCTGCATTCACTCCTTCCTTTTCCTCAGTACTCATAGCCGTGTTCACTTGTTCGCAAACCATCCGCTCTACCTTATCCATTGTATCATTGCCTAAGTATACCATAGCCGTTAAATCTTATTTTTATCTTTATAAACGTAACCTACCGTATCACAAGGGTATTTATCATCTGGTGACAATACACCTGCATCTTCCATCTTTTGTCTGAAATCCACAGAAACCATGGGAACTAACTTGTGAAGTCTTGAGCCATCGGCGGCAGCCCAAATCGGCTTTAGATACTGAACAGGATTCTTAACCTTTACACCATCCCATTTGATTCCGTTCTGAATGAATGGTATAAAGATACCGTCTCGTTTCACTCCGTTAGCATCACACATCCTTACAATCCTGTAATCTCGGAATAGTCCGTATTTCAGTTCTATATACCATTCATTATACATAAGCTATTCCTTTCCTTGATTAAGAGCCTCGGCTGCTTGCTCTGCCAATATTGCCTGCTGACCGTGCTCAAAGTTCTTCTTCAAGTCTTCCTCTGTCTCTTCGGAAACTGGAGTGTTCATTACAGTTTCCAACTCTTTCTGCATACGACCGATGTAATCAAATTTTTCTTTTGCAAATTTTGCTGCATCATCTGCATCAGTGAACGCTGTAATCGGATGAGTAATGTTGGCTTCTGTGATGATAACCATACTATCAAGCATATCCTGATAAGTAACATCTGTCTCAGGGAAAATATCATTTTCTTTCCCCTTTACTTCGTTCTTCATCGCGACAAGATTTTCAAGCCACGCGAATGTTGTAGTGGTAAGCGCGTGTCCTTCCATATCAACACCGCCCCAACGTTTAAAACGTGCTTCAAATCCAATGTGTGTGTGGAAAATAGCACTATCCTTCAAAATTACGATGAAGAAATGCCCGAAGTCGGTAACACTTTCAACATCTTTTCTGTTGATTCCGTCAACAACTTTAAGCAAACCTGCATTGTTGTCAACAGTCTTCTTTTTTGCAATTCTAGCCATAACTATATATTTATTTTTGTTCTACAATCGTTTTGTACTCGAAATTTCTACATGAAGGATTTTCTTTCGATGTGTATCTCTTCTCCGTGGTATTATGGCAAACCCCATCCTTGAAGAAGAAACAATCCTTGCAAGTATATACCAGCGGAATAATGTCTCCGCAAGCATCATCGTCAGGATTTGTGTATGTATATAAGTCTTTGCCAATACAATATGGGAACTCTGAATCTTCATCGTTCAACAATACGCAATCCTTACAAGTGTATTTAGTCTGTGCCATGCTCCAATAATTTTATTTCGTCTTGGATATAAAACACCGCCTTACGCAAGTCCTCAATGCGCTTCTCGGTCTTTGTTTTGTTGTCATCCACCTTATCCTTGCGCAAGAGATACTTGATAGCGTTCCCTGTATTGAAGTCAAGATGTCTGCAAATATCCAAAGGATCAACACCGCACAAATTCTTCAACCAAGCGTAATGGGATGGGTGAGATACTTGCTCCGTCTTTTTGTTTGCGGCTTCTCTTTCACCTTTCGTTACTATATCGAACTTTGTACCAAACATCATAATATCCTCCTCGCGAAAACGAGCGACATATTTGTAATCTGTGCTAACAGATGTACATATATAAACATCAGCATCCTTTCTCTCGACATTGAACAGAATAGGGGTTCTGCCACTCTGAATACCTATCGGGTCAAAATTGCATTTTAAGAAATCATTTTTTGTGATATAAAATCGCAACCCAACCTTAATATCTTCTTTCTCAATCATAAGCTATTCCTCCTTATCTTTTAGTTCAACGAAATCTCCAATGCCCAAACGAGCATTGTTGATGCAAGACGCAATCCAACCCATCAAGTAGGCAGAAGGCTCGCCGCCGTGTTCCAAGTCAGTATATTCCTCGATGGCATCGCAGACGTGAGAAGCTTCGTGGCAGCAATAGTTCATCGACATAACCTTCTGGCACGGAAACGATACAAGAACACCGCGCCTTCTGTCGCTCTTCCTGACAGCATCGGAATACGTAACGCCGCCGTAATCAATATCGGGAGCCTTGCACTTGTCAAAACAAGAATCTATCAGCTCTTTCAAGTCTTTACCGATATGTACCCAAAGTTTCAAAGGGTAGATTCCGTTTTCGTATTCATAATATCCTTTATTCTTCATATTCTCAACTATTTTTGTTTTGACACAATCTCGATAGCAGACAATAATGTCTTCTCGCTGATACCTTTTCCACTACCAACACCATCTTTCTCTATCTTCTCAATAGAACTCTTTATAGAGCATACTGCATCATCTATGCTATCTGCACTACTCTTTGCATTCTCGATTGATGATTGTAGCTCATCGAAACGCTTGTCTATATAATCCTTCAACCTTTCTTCGTGCTCTATAACGTTTATAGAGTTTGCGATTTTTGCATGCGTCCAGTTTTCTTCTACATATACATAATAATCACCTTTTATATCATCGTGAGCCTTGGAAGACACAACCCTTAGACACACGAAATCGTCTCCATCCATTACAGCATATACACCTTCTCCTGATGGGTATAATTCGGCTTTCGCCTTATCATCCCTACTCGCTCCTTGTTTGTAAGCGACCTTTCCTAAAATATTAACTCTAATCTCCATATCTCAACTATTTATTATGTAATCTACCAATATGCCACTTTGAGCAAACCTTGCATAAGTAAGGATGCCAACCAAGTGCCTTCAACCTCGGAATCTGATTCAGAAACTCCCAAGCATCATCCTCCGTCTCGTATGCAACCTTCGCCTTCCAAGAGTGAACCTTCTTAGTCCAATGTTCGGGGTCTGGTTTGAACGGCGGTACTTTATTAGGATTGTGATGGTTATTCCTCATAGCTCAATGATATTAATGCAACTATCATCAATCGCGATATAGCAATCAAGCGTCTCGCGTCTGTAACCACCGAAATCAATAAAAATTTCAGAATCATCACTTGCGCAAATGAACTCTTTGTTGGCAAGCAATTCATCCTTCGTGATGGTTTTCTTAACCTCACTAAAATAAATTCTGCCAACCATAGGTGCATTGATAATGCCGCCGACCTTTACCACATCATCATCCGATGTTATATATATGATAGGTAAATCACCTTTTGCATTCTCAAAGAACACGTTATTCAAAAGCTCTGATTTAGTCATAATCTGTTATTTTTTAGTTGATGATGGTTTGCGACCACGTTTCTTTGTCGTATCGCGTTTGCTAGCAGTGTAATCCAATGACGATTTCTTTGGTCTGCCTGGTTTTCGCTTTACAGGAACGGCTTCTTTATTCGGTAACTGCAACGTCTCACATTCCTCATCTTCGCCAAATTCGTTCTCGAACTCTCTTCCGTCACGCTTCTCTGCATCGGCATCATAGGCACGCTTCCACTTGCGCTTGGCAACTTTCAACTGTTCTTTCTTGAACGCCTCTGATTCCTCATGAAGCTTATCATAGTCTATCTCAGGTGCATCAAACTCACCTTCAATACTGCATTCGGTAGTTTTTTCAACGTCCTTTGATTCCATTTCCTGATGAATGCGGTCTTCCTCTGAAATGTATGGCTCATCGTCAACTTTCTGCTTATGACTGGCATTATACTCGTCAATGAACTCTTTTATTTCCTTCTTAGAGCATCCATCTTTCCTCATTTCAGCTAACTCAAACTCGAACTTCTGACGTTCAATGTCCTCAAATCTCGTTCCATCCAAATCGCTTCCTTCATTGAGTACGTTGATTTTCTTGTTTTCCTCATCAGCTCTCATCTGTTTATCAATGGCAATCTCCAATAACGCGTGATTAACGTCCGATTCCGTCATTTCATCGACCTCATAAGCCATAGGGTCTTCGCCAAGCTCGTTTTTCAGAAAGTTCTTCTTTGCTTCGATGCATCCGCTCGGCAAAAACTGAGCCTCATCAAGATACATATAAGGATGAATGCTCTTGATAGACATGATAGGACTCGGTGTGCCGAAGTCTTGCAAAAGCTTCATGTATTTGTCCGCATTCTGCTGATAAATGCAGTAGCATTCCTCCAAATTGCGCTTCTGAACAAGCACAACAGCCATTATCCAGAATGGGTCTTTGCCATCCGTGTAGCGTTTCGGCAATCCCTTCGTCTGCAACGATGCCGCTTCTAACGCCCTGTCAAGTGATTCTTCCTTTATTCGCATATATTCTCAACTTTTAAATGATTACAACCCCTCGGATGAACCATCGCTAATGGTATCGTCTTTCCTCAACTCCCATTCATCGGCAGTCATAATCTCCCAATGACCGCAAACGTCTTGCGCCAATACAGAACCGCGTTTCACCTGCTTATGAGCACCTGCCATATTAACGGCAGTAACGCTATAAAGCATATCGGTAACGTCCAAACCATCATCGACCGCATCGGTTGCTTTCTTGATGTCTGTAACGATAGGGCAGTCGAACAATGCCTTGATGTTTTCGCCCTTGACCTCAATTGATGTCTTGTATTTGTTCATAATTCGCATATATTTTAAAGCATCCACCGACCGTAGAAGGAACTCGAACCTTCTGTTTGCCTAGACTTGTATCTAAGAGACACGTCCTACCGCCTAGTGGATGCTGTTGTTTCTATTTTCCGCCATTCTTCAACCAATCTTCAATCGTGGTACTGTCACCATCAAACGACTGACCGAAGACGTTTACCAACTTGACAGAACAGAGCAGATACGGAATGTTCTTGATGTTGTCCGTTGATGGCTCTGTAGCATCCTGTACCAAGAACAACGCTTTCTTCTGTCTGTAATCGTCATACCACAAGATAAGCGCACCCTCCAAGTAAGCATACAGACTATCCCATGCTTTCTCGGCAGCTTTTATCTGCTCAGTAACGGAAAGCTCGGTTGTTCCGTCAACATCATACCCGAACACGCAAACTGACAACGTAGCGTTGGTGCTCTCATGCCTAGCATTCGGGTCAACGAACACTCTCAACGCGTCATTCTCAGGATAGCTCTCGGTATATACACCCTTCTGCTTTCCCTTGGAGTTCAATCCATCCAATGACTTGTAGCGGACAGAACCGCCGCCAAAATCATCCTCCAGACTCTTACGCAATCCGTCTGCCTTCCAAGCTCCCTGCTCGGACTTCAAGTAACGCTGTATGTAGAATTTCTTTTCTGCCATATTCCAAAGTCGGTAATTCGTAAATCAAACATTTATGCTGCAAATATACGCCAAAAAATCAAGCCAAAAACGAACTTTACATAGTTTAACAAATTGCAAATTTGTACCATTTCCCCCATATCCCCAATTAAATATATGTTATCCACATAAATCAGATTTTTCATATTGAAAATTTAACATTTGAACTATTTCCCATATAATAATAACACGTAAATAAGTAATTGTACCCTCGCGCGCAGCCGTAATGGGGGATGTCAACCCCCTGTATATAGTAAACTATATACTCATCCCCCAAGAAGAAGGCTTCGCATCAACCCCATATCAATATCACACAAAACTGCAATCCGTATATATCAAAAAAGAACCTTAAATCAGAGAAGAACCTTACTTTTCCGCAAAAACGAAAATAACTCGAAAATTGTATTCTAAGACGTTCAAAATACGATGGCGATAAACTTACCGCAAAGCTGCATAAAACGCTCCATAACGCACGAAAATAAGCGAAAATGAATATCTCGAAAAATTATGTAAAATAAAAAGTAAATATAATGTATTGGTAAAATATGTTTTACAAAATACTAAAAATGATGTATAAAAGAGGAATTTGAAATATCAAAATAAATAAAAAAAAATAAAAAATAAAAAAATAAAAAATTTTCGGAAGAGAGCTGACCCACCCTGCGAGTGCCAAAAACGGGGGTGTGGGGGTGTGGTTTGCCCTATATAGGTATAAAACACTGAAAATTAATACATTATTTGCGACAAAAACGGACGTTTTCGGGCAAAAACACCACAAAAAGCGGCTTTTTCGTTTCTGTTTTCGTTTTCTGTAATTTATCCAAAATAAGAGAAAAAGCGAGAAAACAAAAAGTAAAAAGATAGAACGTTTCTGCAAAGGTGCTGAGAAAACTCTAAATTTCCAAAAAGTTTTCTATTTAGAATTAATCTAAATAAGAAACGACAACAAGAAAGCGAGTACAAACAGAGCGAAAAACCAAACATCAAACCTTATTTAGAATAATCTAAATAAAAGAAACGTATCAAATAATCGGCTGCAAACGTACCAAAAACGAAAGATAGTACAAACATACATCTAAGACGGAAAACGGCTGCAAACATCAAATAAAAGCGTTTTAGATGTTTTCCCTATATATAAGGTACGCGCACACACTATCATATAAGAAAACGGCTGCAAAGGTAATTTTATGAGGCTGCAAAGGTGCAAAGATAGGGCAAAACAGATAAAAGCACACAATAACCACTATTTAACCTATCATATTGTAAGGTGGAGATTGCAATTTGTGTAAAGATTTAAGAAAAACCAATTATTTTCAAGAAAAAAGCGAGAAAAAACGTAATTTTTTGCCTAAAAGTTTTGCAGATACAGAAAAAAGCCGTATCTTTGCATCGCATTTAAGAAATAAGGATGCTTACTTAAGACATAGGAATCCATATATAAAAATGCTTCGTTCTTTGATTTACTTTCATGTTAGCGTGATAATGAAACGCTTACTATTTGCAGCCGTGACTCTGTTTATAACAGATAGCACAAACGTAAGATAGGCATTATCTTAATATCGTTATCAGAAACCTAACAAAATGTTAGTGTAACAATACGATATAGTAGTATTAAGCGGTTTTTATGTTAGCCAACAATAAAATAACATAAGGTAGTAATTATAACGGTTATCCCTTTATAAAGAATGTAGCTGCAAAGTACATTATATATTCAGCGTTGAAACATCTTAAAGTGAGTAAGGAAAAGTTAGAGTACAGAAATAAATTAGATGATAAATGAAAACCAAAGGAATATATACCCATACTAGATACAGGCGAAAACATCGGCTTTTCTGCAAGTTCGAGTCTTGCAAAGGGAACAAATTAGTAACTAAAAAACAAAGCAATATGATGTATAGTGAATTTGTCGAGCGCACTGGTATGAATGTAAACAGTGCAGAGTTCGATGCTATTATTGAGGTTTATAATAATAGCGATGTAAATAAGGATGAGTTTTGCAAGTTGTGGGCAAAAATGAACTTTGCCAGAGTTAAGGCTGCAAAGGAACAAAAAGCAAAGGAGGCAAAGGAGGCAAAGGCTATCGAGTACATTACAAAGGTACAAAATAAGCTATCTGCAAAGTTAAACAAAGATTTTATGGTTAATTTCAATATGCTAGCTATTCACGTTATCGGCTCGGCATCTTATAAGAAATTAGTAGATGCTATGCACGTATGCGGTATTATTGAGATTGATGAGTATTGCCCACTTGGGCATTATGTTAATACTCTCGATAATTCAATAAATGAGTATTGGGAGAAAACAGCAGAAAAGCATATTTAAACAAAAAACCCACTACCTTAAAAAAGTAGTGGGCGAATCAAATTAAATCGAAAAATCGAAATAACTTGCTTACTTAAGACGGCTGCAAAGTTATTAGTTTTTTCCGAATTAGCAAAATTAATTAGTAACTTTTAAATATTTTAGGTATGAAGACTTATAAAACAAATTATTCTGTAGCTGTAAATTGGTGTAATAATGCGCTTATCCTCTGCAACAATATTACAGAGATAGACCCTTCTGTTTATGATAATATGCGCTTTGAACTGTTCGATGAAGAAGACGGCACACAAAAAGACATTTATCAGTGGTTTATTACAGATTGCACCGATGACGATGTAGAGTACATGGAGCAAACATTTGGCTTGCTTTTCACTTATTCGGACTTATTGGATAAATATATTCTTTGTGTAGACCATTTCGGCACAAGTTGGGACTATGTGGAATGGGAAACTACAAACGAATTGGCAAAAAGAGAATTAGGAGAAAAGAAGTAATTTAAACTAATTGGAGGACTATATTATGACAAATAAAGAAATTGAAAGCTATAGAAATAGTTATAAGGTTGTTAATGGTATCGGCTTTTGCCGTGTAAATAATGATATAAACGGAAATCCCCGATATGTAGTGCATTTTCTCGCTTTCACTACTGACGAAGAAATGAAAAACGACAATTTAAGCCAAAGCCAATTGTATGCAATTGCCAAAAAGCGTGCAAATGATTTGGGCTTTTCTGTTTATCGTGCCAATTGGTACGGAGGCGGTTTTGTCGGTCAATCTTATTCTTTGGTTGATACGTCAAACAAAATTAATGAGATAGTAAACAAGTAATAGCTATAACCTTTGTACTCGCTTATTTGTGGGTGCAAAGGTACAAATAATATAAGGATATGAAGAATATCAGAATTTTACGCATTATTGATATTTTGGCGGTTGAATTAGGAGATTTACGTAATATGTTAGAGTCTGCTTGTCGTGCATTTGATGAGGGCAAAGTAAACGGCTGCATTACCCGAAAGCGAGTACAAAAGTTAAATGAACGTTTTAAAGTAATTACAAAGCGTATTGTTTCCTTAAATGATGCAGTAAAAGACCATTACGCAAAGGGTAACAATTACTTTTTGAACACTTCAAAAGAAAGCATTAATAAAGATTATTCTAGCTCCTTAAATATGATTAATTGGGTATTATTTAATGCTTGCAGTTCATACGGATGGATAAACAGCTTGATTAAAGATTAATTGGATATGGATATAACAATACCTTTCATTTTTGCCCTTATATCTTACGTATTAGGCATTATTGTAGGGCGCAATTGGAACAAATACGTAAAAGAGTAAATAACCTTTTAAAACGCAAATAAAATGAGAAAGATAGAGCAAAGAATGGTTAACGCTATAAATAATAAAGTTAACTACAGAGAAAGTAATACAGAAGTAATTATTAAGGGTGCAAATGTATTTGTACGCTTGTATGATACATATATATATGCAAAAGTACGTGGCAAGGTGTATTTTTCCGATGGTGGTTTTAATACGGCTACAACTAGCAGCCGTTTGCGTGCGCTTGGTGCAGACTACAGCACAAATAACAAATTGTGTGGCTGCAAACTTACTAGCCAAAAGGAAATGCTTAATTTGCGCTATTACGGCAAAAAGACAATATCATAAAACATATTGGATAGGTGCAAAGATAGTCGGTATCTGTTTACGGTTCGATTCCGTTTGCACCACAAAGTAACATTAAATAATTAGCAATATGAAAGAATTAAAAAAGTTAGCATTAATACTCCGTGCTTTGGGTATTACTGCAAATGTAGTTAGCGAAGAAATTACCTATAAAGGTGTACACGATTATGATAATATCTTTTGCGAGTGTGACAAAGGTTTAGTGCATTTCGATGTTTGGCACGAAGAGTTGAATGAATTTGAGTTGCATTTTACCTTCAAAAGCACTTTGGTATATGATACCTTATATTTGGATAGTCTTATTCAGGTAGTTAGCGAGATAACTAGTACTATCGCTAAATTTGAGGGTTAAATAATAGTGTGTGTGCCCTTATCTTTTCCCTTTGGTACACTTTATCAAGTGGGAAAAGATAAGGCTATATAGAGTAAATAAACGGCTAAATTTAGAAAGTTATGAATAAATATAATAACTACACAAATGAACTGAAACGTATTGGAGTACCTAATTATGACGGAAAACAATATGAAGAGTATTTTAAAGAGATTGCAACCTCTTATGTACTTTGCAACCTTACAGGAAGGCAAATGGCTTATGTGGCTGTAAAGATGGCAGCACAAAAAGAATTTGGTTTTAATGAATGTATGAAAGAGTTTGATATTGCTTAAAAGTTACTATAGCCGTGAGTAGTTAGAGACTACCTCCAAAAGCGAGATTTGGCACGGCACAAATAAAGATAGGAGAAAAGAAAATGAAAAAGCATCGTTTATTTATCAGTTCAAAAAAGGACTTGAAAGCATTAAACAAGAAAATAGCAATTGATAGTCTGTTTTCAGTTGGAGAAACAATAACTAATAGCCCTTTGGTTATTGGAGAAAATGTAACTAATGATAAGCGTATATTGGATAGTTTTAATGAGTTTATGAACTCAGGCAAAGTATCTGGAATATTGATTATTGAAGAAATTTAGATTTTAAATAAAGTGGATATGATAGAAAATGCAAATGTAGAAAATATTAAGAGTTGGCTAGAGGCTGAATATAATAGCCTTCACTTGGAACATATAAGCGAGCAAAAAGAAAGTGAGTTAAAAGATAGATTTATTCGCTTTTATTGCAAGTTTGATAAACGTCTGAAACGTATCAAGCGTGAAAAGATAAGCGTATCACCGATTGAAAATGGTGGTGTGCGATTGTCTTTGGTAGCTTGGGGAAAATATTATGGGCAATTTTACGAAGTGTAACTTTTAACAATTGGATTATGACTACAGAAGAAATTAGAATGCTTACCAAAAATGAATTGGTAACCGAATATGAACGTACCATTAAATGGTACAAAGAGCACAATATTAATCGTAATTTTAGCAAATACGCTGAAATGTTTTGGATATTGTTTGATGATGGAGCAAATTCTTATATGTGGGCAATTGATGCCATTTGCAGTTGGTTTCCTGATTGCAACAAAGAAGAATTGGAAAAGGAATTGGATATGTATATTTAATAGTAACTAATATGAGTGACAAAGAAATGAATTTGGCTATCTTAAACAAGTTGTATGAGATAGCTTTTGCAGTATGGGAGAAAATGGCAAAGGTAGCCGATTACGGCTCATATACTGCAAGCGAGATTGCTAATATGTTAAATAAGGAGTTCAATTTTAGCAATGAGCAAAATAAAGACGAAAAAACAACTGTTAGTGTAGGTACATATACTTGCAGTTTTCCTTTGAAGAATATCTTCTATTTTGTTTCAGTCTTTGAAAAGCTAGCGAGTGTTGGCAGAAATGCAAAACAATTTGTATTTGAAGAATCGGGCGAATTATTGGGAAAGGCTACCTTTGAAGTAAGCAAAGGAATGAGCGAACTTTGTAAATTTGTTGCCGATGATGAGTTGCGCCCCGTTATGAACTATATCATATTGGATGCAGCTAATAATTGTTTGGTTGCAAGCGATGGGCACAAATTGCTTTCTTTTCCTGCAAAGGTATTGGAACATTCGGGAGATTTATCAAACTTCTATATCAGCCCAAAGAAATTTGCTTTGATGTGCAAGAAAATGAAGAAAGGAGAAATCTATAATGTTACAGCCACAAAGGAAAGTGTGGATGGTAAGGAATGCAACAAATTAGAGTTTGAGGGTATTACTTCTAATATCGGCTACATTGGCAGATACCCAAATTGGAAGAGTGTTTTCCCAAAGGTATCAAATGAACTCGCTTTGCACTTTGACAAAAACGCTTGGAATGAGATAAAGAAATTCTGTAAGGTTGCAAAGAAAGATGGTGCAAATACTATTAGTTTGCACGGCTTATCTGGAGAAAGTAAGATTACACTATCTTATGATGATTGCAAACGTGATTTGGCTATCGAAAACAAATTGCAGCATACCATTGATGATGTATCATTTATGATTAAGTCTATTGTTGCTTTCAATAGTGTTGATACCTTATATCTCGGTATGTCTTCTTCTCATGCAGCAGTTGCAACAAATAGTCTTGGTAATATCTATTTGCTTATGCCAGCCGTATATGAGGATAGAGGTTATTCTATAGATACTAGATACGTTCCATTTGATATAGACGTATTGGAAGAGCGTGCAAATAAGCCTACAGAAGACGCTATTCCTGCAAAGGTGGATAATATTACAACTGAGGAAAAAGAATGCGCTACAGAGAAGAAAACAGAGCAAACGAATGCACCTGCAAAGGTAGTATCATTGGATAAGCCTATCAATAAGTTTAGCTTTGATGCTATCGGTGTAAATGTAGGCGATAAATTAACCTTCATTGATGGTACAGAGGTTATTGCAGCAGGAAACAATAAGATTATATTCTGTGGAGAACTGTTTACATTGTCGGGATTCTGCAAAGAGTTTATGCCCGATGAAAAGCGAACAAAGAGTAATTCCTATCGTGGATGCGCTTTCTTCTTTAAGGATGGTGTAAAATTGGAAAAGCTATTTAAGGAGCAGCAAAAGAAATCATTGGTATCAAGCAAGGAAGAGATTACAGTATCTGATGATACATTGAATAGCGTGCCAAACGAGCATCAAGCGAGCGAGAAATGCACCGAGCGGACAATTACACCATTGGCAAATGAAAACGTCTCAGAGCGCAAAGAAATGGTATCAGCCGCAAAGGTTGTGGCTATCTCTATCGGTGTTCCTTCATGCTTGGATATTCCACCGAACAATATGCGGTTGGATATTGCAGCAAACAAGCCGTTAAATGCGGCTGTAGGCGATTGCTTATGTGGTGTTGGCAAAGTAGTACATACGCTACCTTTGCCACCTCCACGGAGTAAAGGAATGAGTAAAATAACAAAAGTAAATCAATTAATAAAGAAACAGAAATGGAAGTATATATCGTAAACATCACAAACTACATCAAAGGAGATGTAGACGGAAAGAAAGTAATAATATCTTGTCAGAATGCAGTAATGCAAGTCTTTGAAAGTCCTACAGATGCTAAGATTTACATTGATGAGTATTTTCGTGAAAGCGCATTGGAAAATGCTGTATTGGAAAGCAAGGTTAAAAAGAATGGCGGTTACAAAGCTACATTAAAAGAGAGCTTTGTTGGCGGTAGTAGTAAGCAAAGATTGTCTGATGGTAGTATTTTGGTAGGATGCACTGAGTATCACATAATAGAAGTGTACCCTATGAACACTATTCAGAAAGGTTGTCTAGATAGCAGTATCGAAGATGATAAATATGATATTGTGTCAGGGCATTGGATTAACGAGTACTAAAGCAATATGAAACAGACTTCATTACCAGAGGTTATTTACTTAGATGTTGATAACCTTACTACAGAGAATAATAATGCTGCATTGGTAGCGAGTATTGAAGAACCGATTAATATTATCGGTGTAATTTAATAACAGAAAGGGTAAAGATATGAACGAATTGGAAATGTTGATGATAGCAGAATCAAAGAAGAATGCTATTGATGAAGACGTTATCAAGCGAGCACAGAAAGAAGAGTATGAAAAGGCTAGAAAGTGGAAGAAAGATACACTTGAAAAGCTGAGTTTCTTGAAGAGTTATGGATGCGAGTTTGAGAGTGACCGATTTCGTAGTAGCTTTCTTATTCACCCAAAGAAACGTGGAACGATAGAAGTTGCTTTAGTTTGGCACTATGAGGATTTTGCAGGTAAGCACAATAGCATTGCTAGATACCATACAGAAGAAAACCTCATAATCAATTGGAATTACGGAATATGCGGTGGCGAATGCTATTCTAGAAAATTATCGCTAGATGATTTCGTGAAAGCTTTGGTAAGACGTGGAATTATTAAAGTAGAGGGTTAAGCTATGAAAGTATATGTAGTTATCACTTCATACCAACATGGATTGGGTGAAGCAGTTGAGGTTGAGGCAGAAGTATTCTCAACCATAGACAAGGCTAGAAAAGCGATGGAAGACAAAGGTCTGAACACATTGGAAAGCTATAAGCATTCATTGGATTGTGATGATTTCCAAATCAGCGTATCAGGCTCATTCTATCATATCTCAGACAACGAAGGTGAGACGTGGGATAATTTCGATATTGTAGAAAAAGAATTAAAGTAATAAATCATTATTAGAGAAGGTGTTTGACAATTAATTATAGGAGACAAGAACATGAATACAGGTTATGTAAAAGCGGTATTGGGTGATGCCAAAGACCACGGATTTAGAGGAACTATCAATTTGGTTGGTGGTACGAAGATAGGTTTTGATTTCGGTAATGATGATACCTTCTTCCACTGCAACGCAAAGGATAGAACACTTACTATTGGATGCAGCAGTACAGTTGTACTCACACACAAATACATTGATTGTGGCTCTATTCAGTACATTGAGACAATTGAACGTACAAACTAATTATAGGAGATTATATCATGTGGACTAAAGAGATTGAAGACTGCTTATCCAAACTTACAAAAGAAGAGAAGCGAGTATTGAAGAGAACTATCCTCAAAGGTAACTTTGGTAGTGATAGTTGTAGTTTTAGAAACATTCTTGGCGATATTTCAAAGCAAAAAACTAGATGCTGGGTGTATCTGACTAACTATAGAAATCCATCTACTAGACGTTTCTACATCAAGAAGACTGAGGATATATTCAAGTCTATCCGTGCAAAGTTATGCCCAAATGGTAATATTGGTCGTTTCTTTGTTTATCAGAAGGAATGGTGGGGAGAAAACACAAGCGACATTATCCGAGTTCCTGAAGATATTCATATAGCATTGGAACAGTGGGCAGACGATGGTATTGATAAGGCGGCTCATTGCCCTATCAACGAAAAAGACCTTGGCATTGACGAGTTGTTAGAAGATTTGTTCAATGATGGACATTATTCTTGGAACAAAGATAATACAGAAAAGGTTGGATTTGTCGGCAACGAGCCAATATTGGTACGACAGGAAACCGATAACAAATTGTTGGTTAGATTCCTTGGCGATGCTTGGTGTCCTGATGTTGTTGAGGAATGGGTGAAGAGAATTGAACATGATAAGAACAATGATGTAGATTACGTAATTGATACTTATATGTTTGGAGTGATTGAGAATGACCAAGAGCGTAAAAGTAGAGATTTTCATGTATCATTCTGTTATCGTGGATAATAAATAGCAGAAAGTAACGTTTATAGTAATAAGAGATAGGATAGGAGATAGGAGAAATGAAGACAACAGAAATCAAGAATGAAGGTGGCGCATCTGTAAAATACGACATCGTGAACATCGGCTGTAAGGATTGCCCTTACTGCATGATGGCAGAAGGTCACTACCTTTGCCGTTCTGACAAAAGCTGCAACGCAAAGGCAAACATGACCGATGATGATGAGCCAAAACAGAAAGTAATAATATACAGTCGTGTATCTACTGAGAAGCAGACATTGGAGCAGCAAGAAAGAACAATCAACGAATGGTTGAATTGTCACAATCTGAAAGCTACTCACGAAGTGAAGGAGGAAGGAGTATCTGGTAAGGTATCTTATAAGGATAGAAACCTTGGTAAGGTAGTGTTGCCGATGCTTGATAAGGGTGATATACTTATCGTGTCTGAAGTCAGCCGTATCGGTCGTTCTATGAGCGACATCAACAAGTTTGTAAATGATGAACTGAAACCACGTGGTGTGCGCTTGGTTATCGTTCAGATGGGCATTGACCTTGATTGCAGCCATCTGAAAGCGATAGACGAAATGCTACTGTTCGCTTTCTCATTCTCAGCACAGATGGAGCGTGAACTCATACAGGAACGAACACAGAGCGCATTGGAAGTACGCAAGCAGAAGTTGGCACAAGACGGAGAATTTATCTCAAAGTCAGGTAAGGTTGTAAAGAAGTTGGGCAGACCTAGAAAATGTGACTTATCAAATGCACAGAAGGCGGCATCGGAAAAGCGCAAGAAAGAGGCTGCTGAGAAACCTTGCAATAAAGCTATATGGAATGTGGTTAAGAAGTGTACCAATGACTTCACAGAATTGACAACACCTAACTTTGCCGATGCAGCTATGATGTTGCAGCAGATGGGCGTTTATTCGTCCACTGGCAAGGTTTTGACGAAAGAACTAGTAAGAAGTGCGTACTACAATCTACGCTCAGTCTATGGCAGTCAGGTTTATTTCAGACGTGGTTCTGCCAACTATCGTGTAATGCGAGAAAAGGGTATGACTGATGAGGAGATTCAGCAGTATTACAAGGAACTGAATAACAACAACAATAATACGGAGGAGGTTTAATTTATGGCATTCTTAATAGCAATTTGGCTAATCGGCACATTGTTCGATTGCGCCATGGGCAGAAATAAAGATTAAAATTTCTGCCCTACACACAATATAATGACGCATATTGCGTTATCTTTTGAAATAATATAAATATCAAACAGCCCTACGCAGCACGGATAAGCGAATAAGTTATGAAGATAATTACAAATACGTTTGGAGTTAAGAATTTCAACAAGGTCAACTTTGAAGATGCGAATGTTGTCGTTGTTATGAATGCAAATGACCCCACAATAGCATTCTTGAATGTTGATGAGCATGAAGATAAAGATACTGCTGTAAAGAGTTATCTTGCACAGACAACTTTGGGATGTAATTATTCTTATGAAATTGTAAAGGTTATAGGTAATACTTATTTCTGTAATTAATAACCAAGCCCTATCGCAGCACGGAAAGCGGAAAGTTATGAAAGAGTTTAATAGTGAAGTAATTTTCGAGGTAGATGGCTTGAAGATTTCAAGCAAAATGAAAAAATCTATCGAGAAGTTAGAGAAGCAATACGGAAAGCTAAATAAACGTTTCTTCATTGAAAGAGACGAAAGAGTGAGAGTTGGTAACGGATTCTATGATGGTTGTCAACTAACAGACGATATTATCAAAAGCAGAAATATTGTTGTTGCTCACGATGGCACAATCTCTTAATAAAAAATCATTTAGCCCTCGCCATCACGGATAAGGCATTATATATGAAATTACAAAACTCCACAAAAGAAATAATAGACAGAAGAAATGTGTATTACGTAACTATCTATAATAGCAGACACATGATTGTTGCATTCTTAGGTAGTAGTTTGCATTATGTTTCGGAAAGAACTGATGCAGCTTTGTTTGATACAAAAGAGGAGGCGCAGGAATTGATGAAGAAAGCGGAATTAAATGGAATCTGTAACACGATACCAGATTTCGCAAAAATGACGGTTTCATCTGATACGCAAGTCTTACTCCAACATTGGCATTTCTAGCCATACAATACCCATAACAAAAATTAAGCCCTCGACACCACGGTTAAGTCTATTTTATGAGTAGATTAAGTAAATCACAAGCTTATTTGGCGTTCGGCTCTGAAATCGTTAATGAAGCAATGGAAACCGATAAAGAACCAACTAGCAGACTTATGTATCCATCTTTCGAAAATCCTTCACATCTCGGCAAGGATGAGTATGCTGGTGAACCTATAGAGATAGATGGATGGAGAATAACTGCCTATTATTATCTTACCTCAGACGATATAGATAATATTGATTCATACGACTGGGAGAGTAGCGTAGAGTTTGAAGTAGAGGAAATTTTCTAATACTACAATAAATTTCAGCCCTCACCAACACGGATAAGGTATAAGATATGAAAAATATCTATGGAAAGACAGTATATCCCAAATACGAGATAGCTCTTAAACAGCACGTAAAAGGTAGCGTGGAAGACGATTACGAAAGTGTAGAGTTCGATGGAGCAGACAACTATAGAGAAGCTGTCAAAATAGCTAAGAAGTATTCGTTAGATATTGGCTCTGGGAACATTCGTTATAAAGAATCAGCATCATTAGATGCGGGTCTTGCGCAAGTAACCATAATCTGTTACTATTCAGACGATATATCAGATTATAATGAGGTGTGGCAAGAAGAATACATAAACGGAAAGAAAACAAAAAGATATTAAGCCCTCGACATCACGGATAAGTCACTACAAATGAAAAAGGTTTTAATGTTTATGGCAATTATGATTGCAGCTTTCTCTATGGTGGCTTGCAGTAGTGATAGCCGTGAAGATGAAGTACCAGACAATCCGCAAGATAAAAAAACGACTTTGGCGGATTACGAAGGAGTATGGGAAAACGGAAACGATGATATGTTTTTTAGTGTGACTTCTGACGGATATGTATTATATAATCTATGGGAATGTATGCTTGGAAGAGGAAAGGGAACGCTAAGAAATGATACTCTTATCGTAAAAAATGAATATTCTAAAAGAACAGATTCTTTGGTGCTTTACAAACCTGTCGAAGACCAATTAGCGATTAGAGGTAAAGTGTTTGGTAAGGACACAGGCAAGGCATACAATGCTAATGGTTTGTATTTTAGTCTCAACAAAGAAAAAGTGCCAATAACATCCTTCGCTGGCGATTACTGGACTACACCAGGTGGTCTAAATGCTTATTTTGGCAGTTTTGACGAAAAATATATAGTCTTAAATGATTATATATTCCAAAGACAAATCAGCTACAAGTCTGGTCGTTATGAAACACGTGAATATTATTATGTTCCAAGAGAAATAAATTCAAAGTCTGGAACACGAAGATTATATTATGCAGGATATAAAGATGACGAAGTAGTGCATTATGATTATTTTCCATCAAGATAATTATTCACCAACATATATAACATCATGTTTTTGTACTTAATCATTATCCTTGCTGTATATGGTGCAATCTGTATATTCAAGGGTAAGTAGAATTTGGCTGGCTCATTCGTTTGGGTCAGCCTATTTTGTGGAATATGACGCAAAAACTATCGCACCGATAAATCATACCAACAGACTATTTTAACCGCTTACAGAAGAAATTTTCACTATCTCTTTGAGTTCTCAGATATTTTGCTTATCTTTGCAAAGCAATTATTGGAATTCATATTTCTATTTCAGCCCTGCCGTTGGTGCTCAATGGTGGGGCTTTCCTATTGCATTTCTTTTATACCTATCATACCGCCCTGCATCATCATTTTTTGGTGGTGTGGGGCATTTTTTGTGTTAATTAAACCTTAGAAAGGTTAAAGTCACAAATACCCGAAAAGCCTATTAAATATATATTATCCATATTTATCCACAATAAAGCAAGTTAATGAAAAATCAGCTAATTTGGTGGTTTGCAAGGAATTGCGTACTTTTGCAGTGCTTGTTAGGAGTAACGCACTAAACAGCGGACATATTAAGTATAATTGAGTGATTGTTCACTTCCCTATACGAAACCCTATCCGGAGTTCGGAGCGTTACACGAACAAAGGATAGGGTTTTCACTTTCCCTATTCTTTTTCGAGAGTAAACAAGTAGTCTTGGTGGCTTGTCGGCTAAATACACTCGGCTACACAGACTTTAAACCCACGTCACAAGAGGCGCATGGTGACACCGCAGGAACTGAAGGCAGAAGGCGGGCAGGGCGGGGCGTACCCCGAAAGCTGCTTAGGTTAAGTGCTGTACGATTTGGCAACTGACCCGACCGAAGGGGCTCATTATACTGGGTTCATGTAACTTCGAGTGGAATATTCCTACCAAGCTCTCATTATTGCAATAAATGATGGGGGTAAGGGGGAGAACCACTTACTCAGAGGTCTATTGCCTGTTTCATATAACCTTTTTATAAGGAACAATATTAATTATAAATCATTAAATATAGGGAAGATGATTACAAATCAAGTAATGAAGAGACCAATGGGTAATTTTTTGGTCGAGCAAAGAACAAAAGATAGTATGTTCAATGCTACAAACTTGCTCAAACAATGGAATGAGTTTGTTGAGCATAATGATGATACCCAAAAAGTTGGGTATGTAAAGAAAGACCTTGATGATTTCTTCAATAACAAAGGAATCAAGGAGTTCATCAATGCTTTGATGGATGAAGAAAATCTACATACCCAAAATTCTGTGTATGTAAAATCGAAAGCAAGGTCTGATAGAGGTGGAGGTACTTGGATGCACCCTATTCTCTTTGTTAAATTTGCAATGTGGCTCAATCCAAGATTTGAGGTTCAAGTTATAAAGTTTGTGTACGACCAAATGTTGAAATATAGAAACGATGCAGGCGATGCGTACAAAGAACTTGGTTCTGCTATCAGTAAAATTGTTAGTAAGAAGTTTATGCCAGCAGCTATGTGCAAAATAGCAAAAGCAATAAATTGCGTTGTGTTCGGAAAGCATGAACACGAAATGAGAAACAAACAAGGAGAAGAATTTAAACAATACGAATTGTTTAATATGGAGAGACAAGTAGCTATGCTTATTAATGATGGTTTTCTTAAATCATATAACCACGTATTAGAGTATCTTAGAAAGAAATATTCTGAGAAGTACTTGCAATTAGTTTGAACGTTAAATAATTAAATATAAAACAGAATAATATGTTTGGAGAAGAGACAATCACTCGTAAGTGTGTGATTACACTACGGGGGGGGTACAAAGTAGTAGGCACGTTATCAATGCCGAAACCGAAAAAAGCTATGTTTCCTGAAGAAATGGAACGTAACTTTATCAAGAGTTTTAATGATTCGCAGCCTAATGCAGTAAACAAGGCTGTTAGTGTTCACATTTTAAGAAATTGATATATGGAAGAGATTAAAGGGATTCTTACTACATCAACAATATTTAACGGCGTTCGCAACGAATATGAGGGTGTACGTATCAAGATGTTGCTATAGACAATGAAAACGAGTTCAAAGGTGTATTCACAAAGTATGGAGAAGTGGATATTTTTAAGCAGTTGCTTTCACAAGAAGTAAGTAGTTATTATACGAAATATAAAGCATTCCCTACTGAACCTTTGATTCCATACAAGGATTGTGGAGATATTATCTTTGACTTCATAGAGGTTACTTACGGAAAAATGTATGGCGGTTATGTTTATGTTGTACACTACAACTTTGCAAGCACCGCATCTTAATAAACAAATATTGATTATGATGACAGCAGGGGATAAAATTAATATTATGGCTCAGATTGCAACATTGAAGAAGATTGCCATTGACTATAAGGGAAAGACAATCGACAACATTATACAACAGTTAGAGCTGAGATTAGCAGATTCAAATCTGAAATAATAAAAGAGTTGGTTATATGGCTAGAATCACAAGAAACAAAGCTGCCGAGATACTTGGCTTATCTAGACAGACTATTAGTAACTACATCGAGCAAGGTCTCATTGGTAGTTGTGTAGGCGAGCATGGTATCTTGTATGTAAACAGCGAGGACGTTGAAAAATACGCCCAGAAGTACAAGATGCTTGCAGCCAACGAAAAGATGATAGATGATAAGCTCAAAGAAGTTGAAGCGCACAAGCGTGCAATAAACGTTGAACTTACCGAGTTGAGAAACAGAGCAACCGCAAACGGCAAACTGGCTGCCAACGCTGTTGGTATGCTTTTTGGCGTAATAAACGCTATGTCGTATCTTGGCATCACTCCAAAACTCAGTTATCGTGAATCTAAGTTGCTAAAGGACATAATTAACGGAATGACCTATGATGAGTTGTCACTCAAGTATGGCGTATCAGCAACTAGAATCAGACAGATTGTAGAGAAGACGTGCAATAAGCTGACGTACAACGAGGATGCCGCCATTGCCGAGATTGCTACAAATCAAGATTTGAGAATCGTGATTGATGGTTTAAAGAAGAAACTAAAAGCAACACAAGCTAGTTATGATGAATACAGACGTGCAAAAGGCGATACTCCTATCGGTGGAACAATACTTCCACCATTAATACTTGGTAAAGATGTAAACGACTGTGGCTTTCCTGTTCGTATTCTGAATATGTTCAGATGGTGCGACGTATATACCGTAGGCGATTTACTCCGCAAATTCCATGGTAAGTCTGATTTGGATAAGATTAGAAACATCGGGAAAAAGAGCATTTGGATTATCCTTGACTTTATCGAAGAGAACAATCTTAGCTTTAAGCAGAATGGAGAGAGTGATGAGGATTTCTATATTCGTCTCAACAATAATTTATCAAACAAAAAACATGAAGAAAATGATTAAGAAAGTATTAGGGTTTGTTACTATAGGTAACGTCAGTTTATTACTGGTAGTTGTAATTGGTGTATTTTATATATTTATCAATCGTTTTGAGCCAGCTATCTTATGTATGTTTTTGGCGGTTGCAATTTTCTTTGTTAACTTTTTGTATAGAGAGTGTGATGAAGCACTCGAACTTGCAGATAAGTGCAAAGACAATGAGAGGGATGCTGTGCAAGAAACGATATGGCTTTACGATGAGCTGCAACTTGAAATGCAGCGTCACAGACTGACCGCAATACAAGGTATGAAGTACAAGAATAAGGCTGAGTTTATGCAGCGCAAGAAGAGCCTTACACAATACCTAAAGTATTCTGATGCAATTGACAACCTCTACGAGCAAGAAGTTGAACGCTTGCATAAAATGAAGAAAGAAATTGAAAAGAAGAATAATGATGGAAAAGACAAAGGAACTGACTCTGAAACAGAGACTGCAAAATCTGAGTGAAGAACAAACACCATTCTTTCACTCGCTTACACCATTCGCCGCAGGATTTACACAAGGTTTCAATTACGAAAAGAAACGTCTTGTTGCCGCATTGGTGAATAACTCGGAAGTCACAAAGGACTTCATCAACGAGCCTATCAGCGTACCAATAAGCGATAGCATTCTGTTTATGCACGCATTCATTGACGGCTCTGTTGACTATCGCAAGAAGATAGAAACTATTCTATCGGATAAATAGCAAGAAAGGGAGGTTAACAGCCTCCCTTTTTATTTGCTCTTTTAGTTGTAATAATTATAAATCTGTATCTTCTAAATCTTTGTTAAGGTAATCAATAACCTTGCGGTTGGCTTCATCAATCTTCTTTGTATCATACTTGATATAGGTTGATGTTACCGCATTATCCCACATCGCATGACCTAATGCCCTGCCTATAACTTCCATCGGTATATCAATCTCGCTTGCTAACGTTGCCCACGTATGGCGATTATAGTAGGTGGAAAGATAAGGGAACATCGGTTCTTTACTATATTCTCTGAATTTACCTAACCTTTTAAGTCTGAAATTCAGATTGCTCTCAAAGTGTTTGAGGTTGAACTTACTGCTGTCCTTATACTTTAAAAGGTATTTCTTACCTTTGTATCGCTTGATAATCTCTAACGCCTCTGGTTCTACCTTTATATCATACAATCGTCCTGTCTTGTTGCGCTTGTAGCATATTCTGCCGCCACGAAGGTCTGTTGGCTTCAAATCGAGAAGGTCTGATATATTGATACCAATCAAATAGAAACCTAGCATGAACAAATCCCTTGATTCACGTTGAGGGTTAGTGTGGAACTCTGCATCACGCAACTGTCTCATCTGTTCTAGAGATAAACAACGCTTTCTTGTTTCCTCATGTGGAAGTACGTACTTACGGAATGGGAATAGGGTCGTTATCTCGTTGTCAATTGCCCAATTGAATGTTGCCTTGATATTTCTCAAGTCAATATGAACTCCGTTAGGCATCCGTCCTCTTTCATATTCATGCTTCACAAACTTATCGAGCCAGTCTTTGGTGATGGTATCAAATGTACACTTAGCATCAAAATTTCTAATTCTGATGATAGTCACATCATATACTCTCTTCGTGCCAGCTTTCAAATTCTTAGAATCCGCACACATCTGCATATAGTCGAGGAAATTCTTCTCTGCTACCTTGCCACCCTTTATAATCTCTTTCAGGTGGCTTTTTAGCATCGGAACGTCCTCACCCTTGTGCAGCAGAATATAGTCTTCCACGCTTGAATATAGCTCTGCCAGTCGCTTAGTCTTTGCCTTTGCAGACTTGTCTGAACGTGGAAAAACCATACCATCAAACTTCTCTGTCGATTGCAATCCTGTGTATATATAGAATCTCTTACACTTATGAGTGATGGAGAAATACACCTTATATGTTTTGTCTTCTACGTAAACCTTCATAATTCTATCTCCTATTAGCTTGCATATTACTTGCAAAGTCTATCAGTTTTTATCATATTTACGGGGTTTTTCGGGCGTTTTTTACTTTATATTTTACTCGTTAAATCTCGTAAAGTATTGATACTCAGTGTGAATGCTTATCGCGTTAAGTGAAGCTCAATCGGTTCGCCGTTCTTTGGCTCATAGCCTCCCTGCACGCAGATAGAGGCGGTACGTAAATTCTTTTTCATTTGTCGGTTATGTTTTCTTTTAAACTTCATGTTTTTGCGATATGACATGTTATGCTGCCCATTGCAAGATGCAAAGATACGGCAAATCCTTGAGAATTAAGAATAATTTGCGTAAAACATTGTTCGAAAGCAACTTTTTTTTGTATTTTTGCATCAGAAATGATTTCGTTTCGTTTTAAGAACTGAATCCTTAGGAGTAGATTTCGTTTCGTTTTAAGAGCTGAATCCTTAGGAGTAGATTTCGTTTCGTTTTAAATGCTTAATTTTCAGGAATATAAGAATATTTAGTAAATGAATACATTGTTTCTTGTGCAGTTTGCTTGCTGCATTATAGTGTCGATGTTGGGCTTGATATTGGTATTGTCCAGGTTTCAGATTCGCTGGTCCAACCGTCGTTATGAGGTGTCTCGTTGGCTCCTTGCTTTTTCCATGTTTGTACTTGCTGGACATTATGTTTTACAAATGCTTTATGGTTTCCGTGCTAAAGGCGATGAGATTGGAGCTGTTGTCAATGTTCTCTTCTATTCTCCTATTTCTTTCATTGTTTCCTATGCCAATAGTTCGTTAATAATTCAATAATGTGCTAAGCAGCTATACGCTGTAAGCACG